GCTACACGATTATCAGACCGAAAGACCGTAACGAATGGCTTGAACACAGAAAGTCAGGTATCGGGAGCAGTGAGGTTGCAACCATTCTCGGGTTGAACCCGTGGGAAACCCCTTATCAGCTTTGGAGACGCAAGGTAGGTCTTGATGAACCTAAAACAGAGACCTTCGCTATGAAAGCGGGTCATTATCTTGAAGACGCTGTTGCGCAATTTTGGCATGACGATACGGGACGTGAAATAATCAAGTCATCAGCCGGAGACTGGCTGATAAGAAACAATGAACGCCCCTATCTTCAGGTCAGCCCTGACCGCACATATTGGCTCGCAGGAGAAAAGAAGAACGCTTCAAACAAAGGTGTTTTGGAATGCAAGACCACCCAAATGAAAATTTCCGCTGATGATTTACCGAAGCATTGGTTCTGTCAGGTTCAATATCAACTCGGAGTTGCGGAATTAAAAGAGGGCAGTTTGGCTTGGCTCTGTTCAGGACGTGAGTTCGGCTACAAAGACCTGTCTTTTGTTCCTGACTTCTACGCATGGATAGTTGAAGAAGTTGAAAAGTTTTGGCGTGACAACATTCAAGGGAAGAAAGAACCCGAAGCGACATCGGTTCAAGACATTCTGCTGAAATTCAACCGTCACACGGACGGGAAAATCGTTGAAGTGAATGACGCTATTTTCTCAGACTATCAAAAGTTGAAAGAAGTCAAGAAAGAGATGGATAAACTTGATGAAATCAAGACAGAGTTGGAAGAACGCATTAAACTCGGCTTCGGAGACGCAGAGGCTATCAGCTACGGAGGTCAGACGCTCGCCACATGGAAAGCCCCCAAGCCGTCAATGAAGTTTGACGACAAGGCTTTCAAAGCCGCACACCCTGAAATGGTTTCCGAGTTCTCAAGGGAGGTTCAGGGGGCACGCCGCTTCCTGTTAAAATAAGGTTCAATCAACAAAGAAAGGTCAGACAGTTATGTATATCATTTCAAACAAGCAAATGGAAGATATAATCAGCTATATCGAAGCATGGAAAGACGGGGTTCAAGTTGAAGAAAAAGACACCCGGACGTACAACAAGGTTCGTCTCGCCAATATCCTTGTGAAGAAATTGAAAGCGAAACAGCCGCTTTCAAAGCCTGAACTTTCTGAGAGCCTTAAAAAAAATCTTCGTGATTTAAAGTGAGTAGAATATAATCACTTATCTTTGCAATAACCGAAATGAAAAGACAGTTAAACAACAATATAAACTCCGTACATGGGTTGAACATCCGAAAGGTTTTCAAACGCTTGCTGTTATGCGTGGTTAGCCCTAAATACGGAGTTTTATTCTCTCAAATATGATAACACTCAGAGAAAACCAAACAGAGCCGATAAACAAGGCTATTCAGTTTTTCACGGAAAAGAAACCGAAGCCGAGTTTGATTGTTCTCCCGACCGCCTGGGGAAAATCAATACTGACGGCTTTTGTCGCAAAGAACAGCAACGATAAAATGATTGTTCTTCAACCCTCGAAAGAGTTGCTCGAACAAAACTATTTGAAATATTGCTCGCTATGCGGGGATTTCGCCTTGAATGCGGGAATTTACAGCGCAAGTTTCGGGCGAAAGGACATCGCCCATATAACTTACGCCACGATAGGCTCAATAAAGAGCCTCGGGGCTAAATTCAAGTCTCTCGGGTTTACAAAAATGTTGATTGATGAAGCGCACCTTTATCCCCGTGAGGCTGACAGTATGCTCGGACGTTTCCTGAAAGAAAGCGGCATAACCCACGTTCTCGGAATCACGGCTACCCCCGTGAAGCTGCAAACGAACCGGGATAAGGACGGGCAGAACTTCTCAAAACTTGTCATGCTGACCTCCCGTTCAAAGAAAGGCAACTTCTTCAAAGACATCATTCATGTCGGGCAGGTGGCTGAAATGGTTCGCCTCGGCTTTTGGTCTCCGCTTCAATATGAGACAGCGGGATTCGACAGCAGTCTTCTTGTCTTCAACAGTTCAAAATCTGAATACACGGAAGAAAGCGTTCAGCGGGCGTATGATGCGAACGGAGGATCTGAACAGATTGTTCAAGCCCTTGACAGACATTCAGACCGCCGCCATATTCTTGTCTTCGTTCCCTCTGTTGAGGACGCTATAACACTTTCAAAGAAATACCCAAACTCAGCCGTGATTTACGGGGAAATGGATAAGACGGAACGTTCTCAGGTCATCACACGTTTCAAGGCGGGCGAAATACGGGTCATATTTAACGTCAGAGTGCTTTCGACAGGCTTTGACTATACAGGTATCGACTGCATCGTTTTAGGCGTTTCTACGGCTTCTATCGCCTTGTATTATCAGATTATCGGACGTGCGACACGTATTGACCCCGAGAAAACGGACGCTTTGATTGTTGACCTCGGCGGCAATGTTGAACGTTTCGGGCGTGTTGAAGACATCACGTTTGAGCAGGGTAAAATGTGGCGAATGTTCGGAACGGGCGGGCGGCTTCTGTCAGGCATACCCATTTCGGACATCGGTCATTACACCCGTGAAGACACACGGGCGATAGACGCTCGGGCAGAAGCCCCGATTGAAATCATGCCTTTCGGCAAATATAAGGGGAACAGAATAGCGGACATTCCCCTTGATTACCGTCAATGGATGATACGCTCCTTTGAATGGAACGCAAGGAACGAGAAACTCCGCAAATCAATTCTTACAACCCTATAAATCCATCAGGCTATGGCAAGACCGAAAAAACAAACCGTTGATTATTTCCCGCACTTCGTCAAGGGCGGGCGCACGATTTTCATCCTTGAAAACAAGTTCGGGAATGACGGATATGCGTTTTGGTTCAAACTCCTTGAAATTCTCGGGGAAAGTGAGGGGCATTTCTATGATTGTTCAAACGCTTCAAATTGGGAGTATCTTCTTGCCAAAACACGTGTCACAGAGGAAAAGGCAAAAGACATTATCAACGTCTTGATAAATCTAAACAAAATTGACATTGAGCTATGGAACGAACATCGTGTTTTATGGATTGCGAATTTTGTCAGAAACCTTTCAGATGTTTACAGAACCCGTAACACCAACCTCCCGTCAAAACCCTGTTTTGAAGACAAGAAACAGCCTGAACAGAAAGTTTCTTCCGAGAAAACACAGGATGAAGAACGGTTTTCTGCGCAAGAAACCCCTAAAGGAGAGGAAAGTAAAGAAAAGGAGAGCAAAGAAAAATATCCTTATCAGGATATATGCGCCTTGTGGAACTCAATCTGTGTTTCTCTGCCGAAAGTTCAAAAACTCAATGACAACAGGCGAGCAAAAATAAAATGCCGCTGTGACGAATGGGGCAAAAGCCGTGAGACTTGGATACAGACCGCAGAAGACATCTTCAAGCGTGTTCAGGCATCCGACTTCCTGACCGGGCGGCAATCCAACAAAAGGGCGTGGACGGCGACATTCGATTGGATTTTTGAGAACGGTTCAAACTGGATAAAGGTTCAGGAGGGCAACTACGACAACGATAAAGGCAGCGGCGTTCAGAACGGTTCAAAAGTCACAAAGGTTCAACTCGGTGTCGGCGAGTTCTATGACAACTCAGGGCGAAGGACATACGGTTCAGGCAAGGCGATAATACCTCCTACAGCCCCACCCCGTCCGTCTGACAGACACGCTTGGGATTCATCATCAAACACTTGGATTTTATTATGAGCATAAATTGGGAAAGATACGGGATAAAAGCCCCATACGGGCGTTCAGGGAACAGAAAGGTTTTCTGCCCACAGTGCCATGACCAGCGTCACGACAAACGTGACAAAAGTCTTTCTATCAACCTTGAAACAGGCGAGTTCAACTGTCATTACTGCGGCTTCTCGGGCTGTGCAGCGGAAAAAGAGCCTTGGGAAAAAGAAGACCGCCCGTGGCGCAACGCCGCCCCCATACGCCGCGAGAAACCCGTTTACAAGAAACCCGCCCCACGTCAGGACTGTTCTTCAATCTCAGGGAAAGCCCTTGAATGGTTCAAGGGACGGGGTATCAGCGAAAAGACCCTGACGGCGATGAAAGTAACCGAGGGGCTTGAATGGATGCCACAGAAGAACGGCAAAGCGAATACGGTTCAGTTCAACTACTACCATAACGGGGAACTTGTCAACACGAAATTTAGAACGGGAGACAAATGTTTCAAACTCTGTTCAGGCGCAGAACTTCTCCCATACGGGATTGACAACATCAAAGGTACGAAAGAATGTATCATCACAGAGGGTGAAATGGACGCTCTGTCATTCTTTGAATGCGGACGGACAGATGTTGTTAGCGTTCCGAACGGGGCGAACTCAAACCTTGACTACCTCGATGACTATCTCGAAGAATACTTTGATGACAAAGAGACAATATACATCGCATCTGACACGGACACGAAAGGCGTTGTTCTGAAAGAAGAACTGATAAGGCGTTTCGGGGCTGAACGCTGCCGGATAATTGAATACGGGGACGGGTGCAAAGACGCTAACGAACACCTGCAGAAGTACGGGCGTGAAAGTCTTCTGAAATGTATCGCTGACGCTCCCGAGATAAAGATTGAGGGCGTTTTCACGCTGTCAGACTTTGAACAATCCCTTGACGCTCTGTTTGAGCATGGCTTGCAGAAAGGGGTAACAATCGGACATGACAACTTCGACCGATTGTGCTCTTTTGAAACAAAGCGTCTGTGTATCATCACGGGCGTTCCGAGTTCGGGTAAGTCTGAATTTATTGACGAGATTGCAGAACGGTTGAATATCCGCTACGGCTGGCGTTTCGCTTATTTCAGCCCGGAGAACGCCCCACTGGAATATCACGCCTCAAAACTGATTGAGAAGTTCACGGGCAAACAGTTTGATAAAGAACACCTGACATACGGGGAGTACAAACAAGTGAAACAACACCTTGAAACAAATTTCTTCTTCATATCCCCCAAAAGCGATTTCAGGGTTGACGCTATTCTCGAAAGGGCGAAATTCCTTGTCAGACGCAAGGGGATTAAAGTTCTCGTTATTGACCCATATAACAGGCTTGAAGATGAAAGCGAGGGCAAGAACGAGACGAAATACATATCAAGGCTGCTTGACAAACTGACAAACTTCGCACAGCAGCACGATGTATTGGTTATCCTTATGGCGCACCCAACAAAGATGCAGAAGAACAAAGACGGTGAGCCTGAGATACCGACACTTTATGACATCAGCGGCTCGGCGAACTTCTACAACAAGGCTGATTTCGGTATTGTCGTTCACAGAAACCGACTTGAAAACACGGTTGAAATCTATGTGAAGAAAGTGAAGTTCAGACACCTCGGAGAGTGCGGTATGGCTCTGTTCAAATATAACCTGAACAACGGGCGTTACAGCCCCTTTGTCAACGGAACAGAACCCGTTTGGGATAACAGCAACCATTTACAGGAAGAAATCAAACGGCGTGAACAGGAAGCCTTTGAAGCCTCTCAATTCAACTGGGATGACTTTCAGCCATCCGATGAAGAATGCCCGTTTTAATCATTTGAGTTATGAAGTGCCATTATATCTACACGGAAACAGGCGAAAAGGTTTTGATACCCGGCTGTATGGGTACGGCAGCTATGGGTATCGAACATTGTACCTGCCGCTTTGAAAAATCTTTCGCTCAATTTGAGCGCGAACAATATAATGAAACCGTAAAGGCTCTGAAACAAGAAATCAAAGACCTTGAAAGCGAAAATGCGTACCTGAACAGAATTATAAAAAAACTAACTAAAAACAACAGAAGATGAAGCCGAAAGATTTTTTTGACGCTGTTGTCCGAATGAGAGAAAAACAGCGGGAATATTTCAAGACCAAGACAAGTTCAGCCCTAACAGAAAGCAAGAGACTTGAACGGGTCATTGATGACGAAATAGAGAGAGTTCAAAGAATTATTCACGAGAAACAGAACCCAAAGTTATGGCAAGATTGATTGAAAATCCGATTTGCGTAAAGATAACCATATTCAAAGGTCATCACGCTGATGAAGTGGTTTATTATCGGAACAAATTATCTGTCTCTATGATTGAGAAATGGAGGTGGTATTTTGAATACCTTGCAGCACTTATCAAAGTTAATAACCCTCTCCGTAAAACGGAGCTAACGATTTGTCCTCAGACACTTCTACAAGGGGAAGAATATATTGAAGAAAAAAGCAAAACACTACTTAAAGCGAAGCGAACAAAGCTGAAAACGCTTCAAAACAAGCCTGTACAGAACGACTTGTTCAACTACGCTAAACAGGAACAAGACAGTAAAATTCAAACCGTACAAAGTGAAATAAACGCTCTTGAACAGGGGGAGTTTAACTACTATGTTCCTCCAACATACATAAACAGGATTAAAGAATGGATAAATCGATAAAGTTATGGCAAGATTAGACATTGAAAGGCAAAAACGGCTTGAACCGACACGCATTGAATATGCTGTCAGCCGCATTCAGGAAATCGGCTTTGAGATTGTTCAGCGTGACAACACTCAGATACAGTTCATTCACAAAGGGCAAACAGTGACATTCTTCCCGTACAGTGGATGGGCAACAGGAAAAAGTATAAAGGACGGGCGGGGTCTTGAAAGACTTCTTAAACAGTTGAGACCATGAGACCGAAAGGAAACGGCTTGATACCGCTTCACGATGAGAAGCAAGAAGGACGGGGCTTCTTCTGTATAAAGCTGGTTCAGTTTCTGAATACAGAAGCCGAAATGGGAACAGAAGAATACAAGCGGCTTTGGGATGAAAGGTTCTCAGCCGCTAAGAGTGGTTCATGCTTTTATAGAAACCGCTGCCCGATATATGAAAGAACGGTCAAGAACAGACCTGTACAACTGAATTTATTCACTTATAAAAACTGATATAAACATGAAAATGCGAAAACAGAAAAAACAAATTCCGGCTGAGTTCCGGAAACAAATGTACGAGAATTACAAAGCCAATATGACTTTCTATGGTAAGCCGATAAGCCCATATAAACAGTGGCTCAAAGATGTGTTTAATACAAAGACACCGAACCATGACAAAAGATGAAATCAAAAGGCTACCCTTTGTCGTGGCTGCGTATCAAAAGATACATCCTACTGAAAGTCATTGTGGTATCTGTAATTTACCTTGGTCTGCATGCGGGTCTGAACATATAAACATTAACGATGATTACGGGGTCTTCTATGTATGTCCGCACTGCTGGAAAAAGAGTGATTTGCAGACCGTTCTTAAAGCGACAACACAAGGTTATTTAGGTCAGTTTCATTCATGCACTACGGATGAAAACAAGGCGTATTTCCTTAAAACACATAAGCTGATTGACATATTGATGAAGACAGAACAGAAGTATGTATCAACCCATGCAAGAAACGATGAAAAAGGAGGGCAGACTTATGGAAAACAGTCTGAATGATGTTTGTGACCGTCTTCAAGAAAAGTTCAACCTCCTTGATGAAGCGGTAAAAGAGTTAAAAAAGGCTTTGATAAACGTTCAGGAATCTTTAGGAATGTCTGTCGCTGAGATTGAACGGGCTATCGAACAAATATCAAGGCTCGGGGCTGAATGTTTGATGGCGCAAGTCATTGAACACAGCTTGGAATATGAACTGAAAAAAATAAGCCTTGAAGATTATGAAATCTGTTCTGAACCAGCAGAGCGTGACCCCTACCCTCCATATAGGGAACGGCTGCATCCCCGAAAACATTGGCAACGGAAACCCTATTGGCTCAGAACCCGGAGCAACCCGAAGAAAAAAGGCTATCATTAAGCCTGAGAGCCTGAACGCAAATGAAGTGAACTTATTACAGAAAACGGATATTTAATCGAATAAAAAACAAGAAATTATGGGTAATTTTTCAATCAAAGAAGACCTCCTGAAACTGAAAGGGGCGTTCATAACAAACTTCAAAGGGCGCACGGAAACAAAACGCTGTCTTGTCATCCCGGTTGATGACAGCGGGCTTTATGTCGGGGAAAAAGGCGTTTATTTGAACCTGACAGCCATAGAAATGGAGAACCCGCAGTATAAAGAAACACACTGTATCAAACAGTCACTTGACAAGGAGATATACGAAGCCTTATCTGAAGAACAGAGGCAATCCCTCCCGATTATCGGCGGCATGAGACCGCTTGTGAAGAAAGCCGCCCCACAGATGAATGTCGGTTCAACCTTTGACGGGGCGCAAGCTGTGGAAAATACGGATGACCTGCCATTCTGATAAAATGAGAATAAACACAAACAAAGGGGAGCAATCCCCTTTCTGTTTTCCTTGCCTTTAAACAAGCCCCAAAAATCACGTTAAAACATGAAAGCTGATAAAAGTATCGCAAAAACAAAGAAAAGCCGACAGACAGCGGCAAAACCGCCCCTGCGTGACGTTTTCACGGTTATTTGCAAGACCGATTTGAAAGTAGATTGTGTAAAAGAGTTCAAATTTCACCCCGTCAGGAAGTGGCGGTTTGATTACGCCGTGCCTGAACACAAAATCGCCCTTGAAGTTGAGGGCGGTGTATGGACGGGAGGACGGCATACTTCCCCAAAAGGTTTTCTTGGAGACATTGAGAAGTATAATACGGCTACGCTCATGGGCTGGCGTGTGTTCAGAACAACGCCTGATGACTTGTACAAGAAAAAGACCCTTGATTTGATGAAATCAGCCATTTTGAATGATTTTACCCCTTAAAAAGCCCCTTTTTTGTCTAAAAGTGATTATATTATACTCGCTTTTTCATACTTTTGTGAGTACAATGTAATCACTAATCAAAAAAGAGTATGAAAACAGAAACTATTCATCTTTCACAAATTCAGGTTAACGGGGCGAATCCCCGTATAATCAAGAATGACAAGTTTGAGAAGTTGATTAGGTCTATTCTCATTCTCCCGAAGATGCTTGAACTTCGCCCGATAGTCGTTGACAACACGTTCACGGTTCTTGGCGGGAATATGCGTCTTCGGGCTTTGTCCGCTATCGCTGAAATGTCTCCCGCTGAAATAAATACCCGGCTTGGGGAATGTTCAGGATACGCACAGAAGACAGAAGCAGAACGAGACCTTTTACGCAGTCATTGGGAAAAGTGGCTTGACAGACCGACAGCCCATGTTATCAAGGCTTCTGAACTGACAGACGCAGAACAGCGGGAGTTCATCATCAAAGACAACGTGGGTTATGGAGAGTGGGACATGGACGCTCTCGCTAATGAATGGGACACGGAAGAACTTGTTGATTGGGGCTTAGACCTGTGGGAAGACAAGTCAGAGGGCGAAAGCGGGAACGGTTCTTCTTCCCTGCCGAACAGCGCACCCGAATCATCATTGTTTGACCGCTTTGTCGTTCCCCCGTTCTCTATCCTTGACACCCGTAAAGGCTATTGGCAAGACCGCAAGAAGAAGTGGTACGACATCATCGGGGATATGGGAGAAAGCCGTAATGATACGCTTGTGACAAGCCTTGAAATCAAGTACAAAGACTTGTATCAAAGAACCCGTGAACACAGGAAAGAACTTGGCATTTCATTCAAAGAGTACATCGAAAAGTACGTTCCGAAAGAAGAGCTTGAACGGGAACAGTCGAAAATCGTTGCTCAGGGCGTTTCTATCCTTGACCCCGTTATGGCTGAAATCGTCTGCCGTTGGTTCGGGTTCAAGAACTGTCAGACGTTTGACTGCTTCGCTGGCGATAGCGTCTTTGGCTTTGTTTCAGCTTACCTTGGCAATAGCTTCACGGGCATTGAACTGAGAGAACAGCAAGCGAGCCTGAACAACGAGCGTGTGGCTGATATGACAGCCCGCTACATTTGCGATGACGGTCAGAACGTGGCGAAGCACATCACCCCCGAGAGCCAAGACCTGCTGTTCAGTTGTCCTCCATATTTTGACCTTGAAAAGTATTCAGACCTCCCGAATGACGCAAGCAATCAGGACAGCTATGAAGACTTCATTCAGATATTGAAGAACGCTTTCACGGCGGCTGTCGGCTGTCTGAGAAATAACCGTTTCGCCGTTATCTGTGTGGGCGATGTCCGTGACCGGAAGACGGGCTTTTATTATGACTTCTGCGGCGACATCAAGCGGATATTCAAAGAAGCGGGCGTTCTTCTGTATAATGAAATCATCCTTGTTGAACAAACCGCTTCAACAGCCCTGAGAGCCGCCCGGTATATGGAGACAAGAAAGGTCGCAAAGACGCACCAGCACATTCTCGTGTTCTTCAAAGGCAACCCGAAAGACATAAAGAAAGAATACCCGAAAATTGAGTACACAGAAGAAGACATGGTTCAGTTTGAAGCCACTGAAACTTCTTCTGAGAGTGAAACAACTGAAAATGAATAAGACCATGCAAGCAAAAATCTGGAATCACGCCCAATGGGTCAAAGAGACCGACCCGAAAGCACTGCGGGGAATGTTTGACAAACTTCTCCGTAAAGCGGGTTTCAATGTTCTGAGTTGCACGGAACATCATTTCAGCCCACAAGGTTACACGGCTTTATGGCTGCTTTCCGAGAGCCACTTTGCCGTTCATACGTTTCCTGAGTTCGGGCGAACATACATCGAACTGTCAAGCTGCAACCTTGACTTTTATCTGAACTTTCTTTCAATGACAAAAGAACTATGAGCAAGGCACAGGAAAAGAAAAGAAACCAACTGAAACAAGCCCGTCTCGAAATCGTGGCGGGAATGTACAAGCGGGGTTACAGCCTCAGAAAAATTCAATCAGAAGTCGTGAAGCGGCTTGAACTGTCTTCTTATTCTCTCGCCACGGTTCACAAAGACGTGCAGACGCTTCTTGACGAATGGCGGGAAAACAGAATTGAAGATATGGACGCTGCTCTGACGCTTGAACTTGAACGCATTGACGAAACCTGCCGGGAACTATGGGAACAGTGGGAAAAGTCAAAGACTGATTACAACAAGACACAACGCAAGCAGAAAGGTTCTCCCGCCCGTGACAACGAGACGGGGCAGACTTCAATCAGGACGTATCAGACAGAAAGGACGGAAACAGAGGTTATCATGCTCGGAGACCCGTCATATATCGCCGAAATCAGGAAACAACTTGAAGAACGGCGTAAGCTGCTTGGTCTTTACGCTCCCGAAAAGAAAGACATCAACGGAAATGTATCTTTCGCCTCTCTGCTGATTGAAAGCGGCTTGTTGGATGAACCCGAAACGCAGGACGAAGCAGAATAACACCGATTGCGCCCGAATGTGGCTCTGAAATCATTCACTCGTATAAAGTTACCATTTGAAAACGAAAGCCCGGCACAGGGCGAATCAGCAAAAAATAACTCAATGAAGAAACAGAATAAAGATATTCTCCGCAAGAAAGGTCTTGAACTGATGAACCTATGGCGGGCAGACTGGAACAGGTTTGTCCGTGAAGCCCTCGGAGTGACCCTTGACAAAGAACAGCAAGAAATACTGTCAAGCGTTCAACACAACAGGCGAACATCGGTTGCATCGGGGACAGCCCGTGGAAAGGACTTCGTGGCGGCTTGTGCCGCTATCTGTTTCTTGTATCTCACTCCCCGTTGGAGAAAGAACAGTCTGGGCGAAATAGAACTTGTTGAAAACACTAAGGTCGCTTTGACAGCCCCGACAGATCGTCAAGTGAAAAATATCATGATGCCTGAGATAAGCCGCCTTTTCAACAGAGCCAAAGCCCGTGGCGTTGAACTTATCGGCAAACTGAATGCTTATGACATAAGAACAAATAACGATGAATGGTTTCTGACGGGCTTCAAGGCTGATGAACACAACCATGAAGCGTGGTCAGGTTTTCATGCGGTTCACACGATGTTTGTCGTGACCGAGGCAACAGGTATCGGGGATGACACGTTTGCAGCCATAGAGGGAAACCTGCAGGGAGACAGCCGTATTCTTCTTGTCTTCAACCCTAACAAGACAGTAGGTTATGCTGCCAAGTCTCAGAAAGGAGACCGTTGGCACAAATACCGTCTGAACAGCCTGACAGCCCCGAATATCGCAAGCAAGAAGATTATTATTCCCGGTCAAGTTGACTACGATTGGGTGTTGGATAAACTTGAAAATTGGTGTGAGAAAATATCCCCCGATGAAATCATATCAGAAATGGATGACTTTGAGTTCGAGGGGCAATGGTATCGCCCGGAAGACCTGTTCAGAAAGAAAGTCCTCGGTCTGTTCCCGAAAGTCGATGAAGACACGCTTATTCCCCGTCAATGGCTTGAAGAAGCGCATGAACGTTGGAAACAAGCCAAAGGGCGTGAACCGCTTCGGGCTGACCTCAATATTCTCGGTGTTGACGTGGCGGGCATGGGGCGTGACGCAACGTGTTATGTTCTTCGCCGTGACAACTGGGTGGCTTCCTTTGACACACACAATTCAGGCGGTGTGGCAGACCACATGAAAGTAGCTGGGAAAATCATGGTTGCCCGCCGACAGAACATCGGTCTTTACGTCAGTATTGACACAATCGGCGAAGGTGCGGGCGTTTATAGCCGCTGCGTTGAACTTGAAGACGAACCCCATTATATCCTGAGTTGCAAGTATTCAGAGAGCGCAAAGACCCCTAACGGGCGTGAACTGAGTGACATCACGGGGCAAAACAAGTTCTTCAATATGCGTGCTTATCTGTTTTGGGCTGTCCGTGATTGGCTGAACCCAAGAAACAACACGGGAGCCATGCTGCCGCCGGATGACAAGTTTGACGAAGAAGCCACGGAAATAAAGTTCTCGGTAAAGTCAAACGGCAAACTTTATATTGAACCGAAAGAAGACATCAAAGAACGCCTCGGGCGAAGCCCTGATAAGTTTGACGCTTTGGCTAACACGTTCTATCCCGTTCGGTATGCGAAACCTATCAACGTGAACAGAATTGCGAAAATGATACGGAGATAACAAACAGAATGTTCAATTCAAAAAATATCAAACAATGACAATCGAAGAAATTTTAAATTCAGACATGACGGCAGAACAGAAGATTGCCGCCCTGAGTGAAAAGACCGTGAACGTCCCTGTTTGGGGCGGCAGAAAAGGGCTTGAAATGGAGTATAACCCGAAGTTTCATCCCGTTATGGATAGACAGAAATACCCCGACATTGTGAACGAAGACGGGATTCAGCCCGTGACCCGCATTGCGCTCGGCTTTCAGAAACTCGCATCAAAGAGAATGACAGAACTGGTTACGGCTATACCTGTCAAGCGTGTGTTCAAGCCTGAGAACGACAAACAGAAAGAAGTGGCGACATTCATCACAAGCGTTCTCGACAAGAACCGCATCGACAGCGTTGACATAGACCGTGTGAACAGGTTCTTTGCCGGCTGCGAGATTATGACGTTATGGTACGCCCTTGAACAGAACAACACGCTTTACGGAAGAAAAAGCCCCCTGAAAATCCGTTGTCGCACGTTCTCCCCCATGCTCGGCGATGACCTATACCCCCTTTTCGATGAATACGGCGACATGATAGCAATGTCAGTCGGCTATCAAAGGAAGAAAGGGAGAAAGACCGTGAAGTTCTTTGACGCATACACGGCAAACAAGCACATCAAATGGTCTTCTGAAAGCGGTTCATGGCAGGAGATTGAGAATGAAGATATAACGCTTTTGAAAATCCCCGCAATTTACGCCTGCCGTCCTTTCCCGATTTGGGAATTCACGTCAGATACAGTTTACGAAATTGAATGGTCTTTGAGCCGTAACGGTAATTACATCCGTGAGAACTCAAAGCCACTGTTCTGTGTCTTCGCTGATGAAGCGATAAGCTACGGCGATGAAAAAAGCCCTGATAAGGAAGCCCGTGCCGTCATGCAATACCCGAAAGGCTCAACAGCGCAGTATGTCACTTGGCAACAAGCCGTTGAGAACCTGAAATTCCACGTCTCAGAGTTGAGAAACCTCTATTTCACAATGCTTCAACTCCCTGATTGGTCTTACGAGAAGATGTCGCAAGTCGCATTGTCAGGAGAGAGCCGAAAACAACTGTTCATTGACGCACAACTGAAAGTCAACGATGAAAAAGGACCGCTGATTGAGTTCTTCGACCGTGAAATAAACGTTATCAAGGCTTACGCAAAGATTGTCTTCGGGGAAAGCTACGCCGCCGACATTGACGCTCTGAAAGCTGAAATCATCATTACCCCGTTCACAATATCGGATGAAAAGGATGACATCAACAACTTGATGACAGCCAATGGTGGCAAGCCTCTGATGTCCCAGCGTGAATCCATTGAGCGTTACGGAAAGTCTGATGACGTTGACAAGACGCTGAAAGAAATCAAGGAAGAAGAAATGTATGACAGCCTTGAAATGACTGAATAACAAGAAAGGGGGAAATTATGGCTATATCAAGAAGAAGACAACCGCCAAAGACCAAAGAACAACCGAAATTTCAATGCCGAGACTGCGGGCACAGCTATGATTGGCATGAGATAGGCGCAAACGGGAAACCGTTCATGTGCCGTTGCCCGTTCTACACGGGAGGCAAGTTCTGTCGCTTTCTTTCAGACCCTCAGTGCGAACACTTCATCAAACGGGAGGTAAACAATGGCAAGGCTGAATAAATGGGAACGTCAACACCTGAAAGACCTGTCAGCCCTTGACAAGCGCATAAAACAGATTTACGAGGCTGCTATCAAGGAAGCCGCACGTATCGGTGCGACCATAAGCGATTTTAACCCCGACAGGCTTTTTTCTTTCAACGACTATCCAATTACACGCAAAAGAATAGAAAAGCTGTTGTCGGGGCTAAAAAGCGGGTTGTCGGCGGCGATAGTCAACGGCATAAACTCTGCTTGGACGCTATCAAACAACAAGAACAACGAACTCGCCCGTCAGGTTTTCGGGGATAACGTGGGAAAACTCTCTCAGGCTCAATACCGCCGTTATTTCTCCACGAACGATGAAGCCCGTGAAGCGTTCATTCAGAGAAAGACAAACGGGCTGAACCTATCAGACCGTGTATGGAACTATACGAACCAGTTCAAGGAGGAAATAGAACTCGGGCTTGATGTCAGTTTGAGAAACGGCGTATCTGCCGAGGAAATGACAAAAGAACTGCGTCAATACCTGAAATTCCCCGACAAACTGTTCAGACGTGTCAGGGATGAACACGGGGTTTTGCAGCTATCCAAGCGGGCGGCGGCTTTTCATCCCGGTCAGGGCGTTTACCGTTCTTCATTCAAGAACGCCCGCCGCCTCGCCGCCACAGAAACGAACATCGCTTATCGAACGGCAGACTATACCCGCTGGCAAGACCTTGATTTCGTTGTCGGAATTGAAATCAAGCTGAGTAATAACCACACTTTGAACGGCGTTGCATTCAGAGACATTTGCGATGAACTGAAAGGGCTTTACCCGAAAACGTTCAAGTTCACGGGGTGGCATCCACATTGCCGCTGTCATGCTGAAACAGTCTTGAAGACTGAGGAAGAAATGGCAGAGGATAACCGCCGTATTATGGCGGGAGAAGAACCCGTTCAAGGCAGCAAGAACGAGGTCAAAGATGTACCCGACAATTTCAAACAATGGCTTGCTGATAATGAAGACCGGGCAAAACGTATGTCATCTGTTCCGTACTTCATCCGTGATAACGTGAAGTTTATTCCTGAAAGGTTCATTCAGAACATGGGAACACTGAAAGGCGGTCAGGATGCGGGGCTTATTGAGAACCTGAAAGAAGCCTTTCTGAAACTCAAAGACCCGAACTATATCACGGGCAAAGAGGTTCAGAACACGATTAAGACCTTTGCCCAGAACAACCCCGATTTATTCCTCGGTGGGTTGACTGATGTCGTGATAACACGGGCTAAAGGCGTAAGTTTCTTTATGGCAAACTCCCGGTCTTATCTGAACTCCACAGGGGCTTATAACATGGCGGGGAACACAATCAAGATTGCCAACCGGGAATTCAGGCTTGTCAGCGGAGAGATATTCAACCCGCTTGAAGAAGTCAAGGGGGCTTTAAAAGCCATATCCACGGGTATTGATATGACATTCAAACAAGAATACGCCCTTGAAAGCCTATGGCATGAAATACGCCATGCGCAAGCTGTCGGTTGGAAAAACCTGAGAAATAAAACTGATTTAAGAAGCCGTTCAATGGAAACTATCAATCAGTTCTGCGCACGTCATTCATACCGTGACTTTGTGAAAAGCCTTGGAGGAAAGGCGGTCAACACTAAAGAAATCATTGAACGGGGTTATGGTTATGGGCGTTTCGTTTCTAATTTTCAAAACCTATTGAAGCATATAAACGTCACACAAGCAGAAGCGCACGCCCATTTCAAAGACATCATTCTGAAAACCCCGTATGAAGAAATCCACGAGGAAATCGTGAAGTTTGTTCAAGCGAAAAGTAAATATGACTTGAAAACAGCAAAAGAACTTGTTAAAAATCTCAGAATGTCTTCAAGTGAATTTGCAGAAACACTAAGAGGAATCAAGGGTGCGTAACCGTCCGATAAAAATCCAACTTCATATCAAGCGGAAGTTTATCAGCGTACCTTGCCATCCTGTCATTATCCCCTCGGGTATGAAAAAGGGTGGCAAGGTCTAAATTTGCAGTATCTTCCCCCACAATAGCCAAATAACGCTCCTTGTCAGATATTCCGATGTCTTCACGCTCTTTGTCTGTTATGTTATAATCAAAAACTGTTTCCATACTCTGATTTGTTAAGTTATTTTCTCCGAATTTGACGTACAAACGCTTTACTTTCCAAATTGGTGTAAGTCTTCACATTTTAAATTATCGCCCGGCATTCGGGCGCAATCGCAACGCCACTAAAGAACGGCGGCAATTTTGCGGATATTATCCAAACGCTGCATGAAAGATTTGTCTTTTTGGGCGATACGCACATTGTATCTCATTTGAAGACGCATCAATGGTTCAGCTTCAACCCCCAGCGCAGCCTCAAACATCATCGCTGTTTTTTCAGTGACAGGTCGGCGGGCGTTCAATATCTCATTCAGAACAGAATAGCCTATGCCCATTCGTTCTGCCAACTTGCGTTGAGAAATCCCCCTGTATTCGATTTCTTCTTTCAAGATTTCCCCCGGATGCGTGGGAAACGCAGGTTCAAGATTGTTAGCAATCATTTTTGGGTCAACTCCCGGTATTGTTATCATAATCAATCATTTATAATGGTTTGACAAATCTGTTATATTGCATATCGTGGCAACGGTTTCCCCGTCTTTGGTATGTTCCTCGAATTCAATGCGATATTGGTCATTCACTCTCACAGAAGAAAGCCCCGCTTTATCATCTTTCAATTTCTCGTAATTCAATGCGTTGTATCGCATCAACCCCAAGACATTTGAAGTGTCCCGCATCAAATCTATCACACGAATATATTTCCGTATAATTTGAGGCTGAAAACGATGTTTCTTATCCGTTCGCCCGGTATTATACATTTCCCGAAGATATTCTTCATTGAAGATTATTTCCATATTCAGTTCTTTTTCTGCAGCAAAGATAAGTTCTTTTTCTGAGAGTTCGCAAAAAAAGCGAATATTTTTTTGAAGCCTCAAACGGGTAAACCGAACAGCATGATTACACCGTAATCACAAATAACCCCGATTTGCCCGTTTTTAGCCCCGCTATTGAATTTTTACAGCCAATCTTGTATAAGTTATAAGCCAACCTAAAATCACGTCTTAAATCGGCTTATTTGGGCTTGTTTTCATCATCTGCCTGTGAACGGGCTTTTTTGCGCCTTACTGTGAATCGCCTCCTGAGTTATCAGGCAACGTTTCCCGTCATACGGCGTACCGTCAGGCAGACCAATGTTGTACAAGCGATTGACCTTACAGCCAATTTGTTCTGCCGTGAAGACATCATAAATCGCCGCAAGTGACGTGAAGAAGAACTCTGTTCTTTCGTCATCGTTCAATGGCGGTTCTTTGAACTGAACCCGGTAAATCGTCTTTTGCTCTTTCGCCATAGTCTTTTTCTGTTTAACGCCCCAAACCTTGTGTCAGGCGAACCCCTCCAAAAAACGGCGTGTGCGCCTGACCCGTCAGGGTCTTTTTTTATACTACGTTAGTAGTATTTTTTTCTATATTCTTTTCTTTCCTCTCCTTTAGGGGTTTCTTGCGCAGAAAACGCTAATTAAACAGAGTTTTCTACGAGAAAACATATATTATCTCGTAGAAAACATTGCTTTTTCAATTGAAAAGCTCTTCAACCCTATAAAAAGCCGACCTCCGTTTGATTGTTTTCGCTGTCTCTACACCCCATATCCCGGCAACAAGCCTGATAGCTTCTATATCCCCGTCAAAGGCAATGCAACATTCATGGTTATTGTATTCATAGCAATAAACCTCCTGCGGGTCACATTCATTCTTTATTCGGGCTTCCATGTCTTCGTAAAACTTGAACAGGCGTTCTATACCGTCTTTTGTACCATAGCCCCCTGCGCCGAAACTGTAAATCTTCTCCCCGTCATTCAAAGGGCGTATTCCTTTCATACCCCTTGCGAATGATTCATTACCGAAAGCGAAGAAGCAATCGTATTTCTTCACGTCAACCGAATCACGTTCATTACAGAGAGCCTTATAACGTCCCAAAGTCCGGGCGTTCTTCCATGTCATTAAACAATCATTTTCAATATCTTCATTGAACTCAAATTTCTTTTCGTCTGTCATCGTTGTTTCTCAGTTATTAAACCCGACACAGGGCTTTTACGGCTCTCTGTCGGGCGTGGTTAAACATCATGTCAACTATTCAAAATCGGGATAAGTCATTTCAATAGGCATATCAGGCTCTCCCTCAAAGTCATTATTGCAAGCTGAATATAATTCAGGCGTATCGCTCCCAAGCGTAATGTCTTTCCATAATTTGCCGTTGGTGTCTCTGTAAACGGGTCTGTCCCAACAGTCAATCCCGATAAATGTCAAATCTGTCTTTTTCATTGCAGTCTATTTTTAATCCCGCAAACCCGCTTTTGACGGGTTCACGGGAGATTGTTAATTTATGCTTGTAATTTCACACGGTTGAGAAGCGAACCTGAAATTTCATGTAATTCCCGGCTTCTTTCGGGAGTCAGTTCTCGGGCGTGAGCCGTGATTGCCTGAGTGAGCTTCCAAAGGGTTGAACCTCCCTGAACACCATCTTCGGGGTCATTGCGCATCAAAATCTTTTCAACTTCCTTACTTTCCTGTTTCAGAAGACTTCCGTTCTTTGTCAGGTTCTTCAATTCATGCTCAAAGTCAACATCAATTTCGGAAGCCCCCTGTATCTCGTAGGCTTTCTTCATCAGGTTATCTTTCCCGAACAGCCCTTTCGTCAGGTCTTTGACCGCTGAAACGGTGGTCTTCGTGTCAAGTTCATACGTTTTGTTGGATAGTTTCAGGTTATCAGGCAGCTTAGACCCCAAGTGAACCTGCTTCATCACGCTTTCACGAACCATACCATTAAGGCAAGCCCCGTTCAAGAGAAACGCCCGCATGTCAACCGCCCCGTCCCCGTAGTCAGAGGTTGAGAACCGTGCGCCCGCAAATATGATGACATCGCCGTTTTTCGCTGTCGGTATGACAATTGGCTGTGGCAGGATTGTTTCTGCCCAAACCTTTGTGTCGTTCATATAAGCGTCCGAAATTACCGCCCCTTGCCTGCTCGCTTCCTGAACAAAAGCCGTCAGGATTTCAACGCTGTTCAGACGGCGGTAGCTGTCAGAGAGAACACCCCGAACCTGCTCCCCTACGGTTCTGACAAGAACACGGCTTCTTTCCGTCCAACCGCTATGCTCGTTCAGAATTTCGGCGGCAAGGTTCTTAGCCCACTCAGCCCCCTGCGCAAGCTGCCTGAGATAACGCTGCGGAACTCCCATTCTGTCAGCAAGCTGCCCTATGGCGTTATCATGGAGCGAGAACTGACCGTCAGGCATATTCATCATCAGACGTTCTCCCCCATTGAATGTTATCACGGGGCTGTGGTCTTTCTGTCTCAGGTTAACGCCTATCGGGGCGATATAATCCTGCGCTATCTTTCCCTCGCTGATAAGACGCTCCATTGTAGCTTGAACCCCAACGGATTTACCGTCTATCATTCTCTGAACCTTGTTGATTACAACATCATTCAAACCCTGTTGCAGGGTCTTTTCGTTTGTCACTGTCATTGTTTCCATACTTGAAAATTTTATTTGGGTTAATACTGAATTGATTTTTCTAAATACGCCTTTGCCTCCTCATACAAGGCGGCTTCCGTCAAGTCATCTGAACTTGGTTCAAAGCCTGCCCAAAAAGCAGCTTCAATGATACTGTTCATGTTGTCTTTCATAAATTCCGTCCTCCTGATTATTTGATATAAAATGAAAATTTGATACCTCTCCTGAGTTTGCATACGCATTTGTCTTCAACGCTGCTGAAAGCTCGCTTCAAAAGTTTATTGAACATTTCAACACCGATAAGAGCGATAGCCCCTGAAACGCCAACCAGCTTGTGAACCTTGTTTCCCTCGCCGTCAACGCCTGAAACCTTAATTCTGAAATTACGGTTGATTTCTCTTGTGCTGTATGCTAAACTCACTGTCTTCATATTTCTGTTTTTTTGAGGTTCAAAAGTGATTACATCTTAATCACGTTGCAAATATAAGTTAAGTATTTTGGAAATAATCAACTTTTTCGGATAAAAAATCAACTGGACAGATTATTTTTAACCCCACTTAACTCCACTTCCGTAGTATTTAACTCCATTATCTCAAAAACAGCCTCAAAATAGCTTAAAAGCATATTTTATAACATAAAAACTGAGACAAACAAGAAAAAAGCATTATTTTTCTGAGTACATTGTAATCACTTTAAGAAATAAAGCATACCTTTGTTGCGTAAACTTTTCAGTTAAACAAAGCATTCATTATGAAACAAAAGATTTTAGAGGCGTTGAAAGCCAAATTTCCGGGGGTCAACGCAAATGTATTGAACAGGATTGCCGATAAACTCGCCAAGACTGTAACCACAGATGAACAAATAACAACTGCTATTGCAGGGGTAACAAAAGAGTTCATCGAAATCATTGAAAGCTACGGCGACAGCCGTGCGACAGAAGCCCAACAGACAGCCGTACAAACCTATGAAACCAAATACGGTCTGAAAGACGGGCAAAAGATTGATAACGGGGGCGGCTCTCAGGGCGGTCAGCAAGGAGGAACGCAAACCGTTCAGACACAATCCGCAGGGGGCGAGCAAGTTCCGGCTTGGGCACAGGCTCTTATCGAAAGCAACAAGACGATAACCGAGCGTTTGAACAAAATGGATGGAGACCGTACAACTGCAACCCGCAAGCAACAACTTTCCACAATCATTGAAAAACTGCCTGAAAATCTACGTAAGGCTTACGAGCGCACACCTGTTGACGGTCTAACCGATGAACAGTTCAACACGCTTGTCGGCGAAATCACTACCGAAGTGGACGGCATTGTCAATGACACACGGGCAAAAGGGGCTGTTTTCGGAAGACCTGCCGCACAGAACGGCGGTTCATCAAGTCAAGGGAACGAACTGACAAAAGAGCAATTGGAGGCTATATCACACCGTGACAACAAGCCCGCCGACGGTCAGCCGTTCTAATGTTTAACATCCAAAATCATTCAAAAATGGGAATGACAGTAACACGCAGGAAAGACACACGCACACCTCGTGTCTTCATGCACAAAACAGCGGATATTCGCGGCGGCGTTTCGGTCAAGGTTTCTGAACTCGGCGGCGATTTTCTGAACGAGGGCGCAGTATTGAGCGCACCCGACAACGGCATTTGCCACGTTGTGAAGATTGCCGTTCTGTCGGCAGAAGCGACAGATACCGCAACTGACATCAAAGTAAATAAAGGTCACAATTTCAAAGTTGGCGATTTCATCATGGCTGATGAAGGTGGCAAGGCTTACGCTATCACATCTATCACAACCACAGAGAAAACCCACGACACAATCAAGGTCAAGACCACTCTTGGAGTGAAGATTGAGAAAGGCGGATTTATCATTGAAGCCGCAGCGGAATCGGCAGCGGAAACCTCAAAACTGAAATACACCCCACTTTCACTTGTCGGAACAGGCAAGCCCATCGTGCAAAACTCAAACCTTGACACGGACGCTTGGCTTATTGGCGTGACAAAGGGCAACCCGCTTCCTGAATGCGTGATGAAACACCTCAAAGGTATCATAAACTATTAATCGTAAGTAATTTATGGGAACTATTGTAAATACAATGATTCAGGGTTTGACCGAACAAATGGTTCAAGCCCGTCTGAATTCGGCTGACGCTTCGGGCTTCCTTTTCGGAAAGCACTTCCCCGTTAAGAAAGTCAACGGCTTCAACTGGAAAACCTTAACGAACCAGCTTGAAAAGAAGAATGTCGCCGCCGACCTGCATACTGACAACGGAACTATCATGCGTAAACGCCGCCCGATATTCGAGAGCGCACGTGGAGATATTCCGTTTATCTCTATCAGCCGTGAACTTTCACGCTCTGAAATCAAAGATTATCAAACGGCTTTGGCTTTCGCTCAGGATGAAGATGCTACCAAACTTGTTGAGTATTGGGGAAATGATGTTGACTTCTGTTTCAACGGCGTTCAGTCTGAGGAAGAATACATTGCATGGAAACTCGCTTCAAACGCTGGTGTGCTTAAATTCACAACCACCACGAACGCAACCTATGCCAATGAATTTGACCTTGACTATGACGTGGATGATGAGATGAAAACCAAATCATCCGTTGATTGGAACAGTAAGTCAACTGCTGACATTATCGGCGACCTTGCTAAATTCGTGAAGTTGGGTAAGGATCATAACCTGAACTTGAAGTACGCTTTCATCAATTTGGATGAACTGTACAAAATCTGTTCTGCGGAACAAATTATTAAACAGTGCGCTTCTTTCGCCGCCAACGCCCTCGGTATCTCTCAAACACCTGACTTGGATGCTGTAAATACCATGCTCGCAAAACAAGCATGGCTGAACGGTATTCAACTGCGTGTTATCGACCAAACCATCACCCGTGAATTTTCAGACGGTTCACAGACTTCCGGCAACCCGTTTGAGAACAGCCGTATGATTTTGTCAGAAAGTGAAATACTCGGTTCCACGCAGTATGACATTCTTCAAGAAAATGAAGAAACAATTCTGAGAGCCGTGCGTGCCCATACAGTCGTGAAGAAGTACGGCACGATTGAGCCTAAGAGCGAGGTTACAATCGGTCAGGCTGACGCTATCCCCGTATTTGATACGGCTTACCGTAACATCTACGTGAGAACGGACGCACAAGATTGGGATTAAGGTATTAAGCTATGGAAACAGTTCTCGAAGCGTTGAAAGGCGTTAATGCCTACCCTGTTCCCCTCCGCACATTGACAACAATAGCGGACAAACGGGGATTGTCGCTGACAACCGATGCGACACAGGAAGTGCAGAAAAGCAAGGAGTATAACCTTGCCGTCGCTGACCTCCTGCTGTGGCTGTCTACCGCCCCCGATATATCGCAGGGAGGGCAGTCCTATTCGTTCACGGACGAACAGCGCAGGGAGTTCCGCAACGGGGCTTACAGCTTGTACGATGATTTCGGGGCAAGCGACAAGGCAGGAACACCGAAACCTATTTACGGATATAAAGGCTCTCGGCTATGATTATTCAAAACGGAACAATCGAATTCAAGACAAAGACAGTGAGCGGGATTGACCCTGAAACGGGTTATCCCGTCAAACCGTCTTCCGTGGCATGGGGCGAACCTGTTCCATGTCAATTCAAGGCGAAGAAGTTCAACCAACTCGGAATCATCAAGGGGGAACACTTCACAGTGGCTTCCTATGAAATCCTGATTGAAGAACAGCCCGTTCCATCGGAACAGCTACGCTTGAAAGACTTGTCAGGAAAAGAGATTGGCACGTTTTCAATCATTCAGGCAGAACCGCTTGAAGCCGTGTGTGAAGTAAGAATTTTGGTCTAAAGCGATGTGCGGCTGTATGTCGGCTTTTCTTTTTCAACCCGGTCAAACATACCAATAAGAAAAGTAAACGCCACATGCGCCGATTTCGCAAAAAATAACTGAGAAGAATATGCCTATCACACAACTAACACCGATGTCGGAGATTGACAGATACACGGAACAGCAGCTTGAAAGGCTGAAACAAGTTCTTATCCGAAACCTGATGTATATCGGGGAGACAGTCTTGAACAGGGCACGTTCAACCAATTCTTACAAAGACCGCACGGGCAACCTGAGAAGTTCAATCGGCTATGTTATCACGGTTGACGGGCGAATAATCCATTCATCCAGCTTCCAAACCGTGAAACAAGGCAAGGACGGTTCTTCAAAGGGGGCAGCGTATGTGAAAAGCCTCGCAAGAAAATTCCCGCAGGGGATTTGCCTTATTGTCGTGGCTGGTATGAACTACGCTTCTTATGTGTCCGCAAAAGGGCTTGACGTTCTTGACAGTTCAGAACTTCTTGCCGAGCGTCTTGTACCGCAAATGTTGAAGCAACTCGGATTTCATTAAACAGAATTTATATGGCTAAGACTTCAAAACAGATTCAAGGGGATGTGTACCGACTACTGCAAGACAGCGTTCTTTCGGGAATGATTTCAGGCGAGGTTTACAGAAGCGGTTACCGCCCCCGTGACAGTAACAGAGAAGATGCGGTGGTAATCTTCACAACGGGCTTGCCTGACGAAGTTCAGACAGGTGTCGTTACCGTGAATATCTATGTACCCGATACTGACTTGTACGGAAACGGGGTTCTCGTTGAAGACGGTCAGCGGACGGAAGAAATAGAGCGTCTCGCCAATGATTGGGTCAACAGCCTGACCGCCGATAAGTCCTGTTATAAATTCAGGCTTCAACAAACCATTTACACGGAGGCTGAACCTGACATCAATCAGCATTTCATCGTTGTGAAACTTCATTACGAGTTCTTCGGCAGCGATGATGCGCCTCTGAATATCAAATAAATTGTAGAACATTAAAAACGAATAAGTTATGTCAATTTTATCATGGGGTAAATGTAAGATTGAAACAACCCCGTCAACAAATGGCGCACCCACCTCCCCGGAGGCTTGGAAAGCCCTTGATACGCCGAAAGAAGACACAACGAAAATCACCCCCACGGCGGGAACTGAGAAGACCGCCACAGAGGAGGGCGGCGAACTTGTTGATGTCCGTTACGGAAAGAATACTTATACACTCGAATTTGACATGTTTGTCAAAAAAGGTACGGAACGCCCGTTTGAAGACAATGACGGGTTAATCGCAGGAGAACACGCTTTCCGCATAACTCCCGAAGACGAAGAATGCGAGGGCGCACAGATTGACCGTTCCGTGGTTCGTTGTGATGAAAGCTATTCAACCGCTGACGGTAAAATGCTTCATTACGTTGCACGTTGCCTGAAACCCAAGACGGGCAAAACCGTTAAGCCTTACACAAAAGGGGGTGAGTAAGAATTTTCAGCGGGGTTGATACACTGGTTTATCCACCGTGAAGCCTGAACGCCTTTCCCGGTTGCATGTCGGTTCGATTCCGACCCCCGTCTCTAATCATAACTTAGAAATTCGTCAGATATGAATAAGACAATAGAACAAACGGTTGCTGAAACCATCCTTGAACAACCTTTTGAAGTCAAGGTAGGCGAAAAGTCATATCAGGTTGCCTCCGCAAGCACGGCAACCCTCATACTTGTTTCAGAAGCGATTTCACAACTTCCACATATTGCGCTTGACACGGAGAAGGTCGTTGAAGAAACATTATCCGTAGCGAAAGACTGCCGCATTCTCGGCGATATAGCGGCTATTCTCATTCTTGGTGCAAAGAACATCACAGAAAAGAAGAAAGTTCCACAAATCAAAGAAAAACGGTATATGTGCGGGCTTATTCGCCGACCATACACGGTTGAAGTTGAAATTACCATTGACAAGAAAGCGGAACTCGCAAAAGAGCTTCTTGAAGATGTCTCCCCGAGGGAACTGAACCTGATTGTAAGCCAAATCTTATCAAGAATGCAGATAGCCGATTTTTTCGGGCTTACCACTTTCCTTGCAGAACTCAATCTTCTTCATCCGAGGAAAGTGGAGAACTAAATGACAGCATTTGGGCTGTCGTAGGCGGTTTTGCAAAAGGCTACAATCTGACCTTTGACTATGTTTTGTACAATATCAGCTATACGAACATGATAATGTACGGGGCTATTCTCCCGACATACGATAAAAAGAAAAATGACGGGAAAAAGGATGAAGGACAAAAAGTTATCAAGGCAGATGACCCAAGAAACAAAGAAGAAGTAAGGAAATTTTTTGAAACCTGTGATTAAAGGCAGAAACAATGAACAACGATAAAGGAAGACTGAATTACGGTGTCGGGCTTGACAACTCCCAGTTAAGGGTAGGCGTAGCCGAATCACGGCGTTTGCTCCAAGGCATAGGGCAGACAGCGGTTGACGAAGGCGCAAGGATTGACGATTCATTCAAAAGAATCGGCAGGACTGTCGCTGGCGTGTTTGCCGTGTCTCAGATAAAAGATTTCATCACACACGTTGCGACTGTCCGTGGAGAATTCCAACAGCTTGAAATCGCTTTCAAAACCATGCTCGGCTCTGCGGGTCAGGCAGATGTTTTGATGACCCAGCTTGTCAAGACAGCCGCCACAACTCCGTTCGGTCTGAAAGACATCGGTCAAGCCGCAAAACAGCTTCTTGCCTACGGTGTTGCAGCAAATGACGTGAACAGCACTTTGATACGTCTCGGGGACATCGCCGCCGGGCTTTCAATCCCTATCAACGACCTTGCCTATCTATACGGAACGACAATGGTTCAGGGACGTTTGTACACACAAGACCTGAACCAATTCTTGGGGCGTGGTATTCCTCTTATGGAAGAACTCGCAAAACAGTTCGGCGTAGCTGAAAATCAGGTCAAACAACTTGTAGAAGACGGAAAAGTCGGATTCCCCGAAGTTCAGAAAGCCATTGAGAACCTGACCAACGAGGGCAGTAAGTTCGGCGGTCTTATGGAAGCTCAGTCAAAAACAATCACAGGGCAGATTTCAAACATTGAGGACGCAATCGACACAATGTTTAATGCCATAGGTCAGTCACAGGAGGGGGTAATAAACACCTCTCTTGGTCTTGTCTCAACCCTGATTGAGAACTGGGAAACAGTCGGTAACATCCTTTTGACAATCATCGCTACATACGGGGCATATAAAGCCGCCGTTATCGCTGTCGCAGCCGCACATAAATTGATGAACATTTGGGGAACTGTTAGTGCTTTTCTGTCTCTAACAACCTCTATACGTTCAGCCAAAGACGCTATGTTGCTTTTCAACATGGCTGTAAAAGCCAATCCGCTTGGTTTGGTTCTGTCTGTTCTTGCAGCCGCCGTGACAGCTTTCCTTGCTTTCAGAAAATCAACGGACGAAGCCGCTGACGCTCTGAAAAAGGAACGTGAGGAAGCCGAAGCGTTCAACAAACAGGTTAGCGAATCAGCGGGCAAAGCCATTTCAACGTATAAACGTCTTCAAGACGAATACAAGAAATGCAAGTCAGCCCATGAAAAGCGTGAGTGGATAAAAGAAAGTCAGGCGAAGTTCAAAGAATTGGGAATTGCCGTCAACAGCGTCAATGATGCTGAAAACATCTTTGTCAAGAACACTTCCTTGATGATGAAAGCATTTCAAAAACGTGCGGAAGCCGCCGCATGGCAATCCCGTCTTGACGAAGCCTACGCAAAGAGGGTTGAACGCCAAATGGCTCTTGAAGACCAAATGGATAAGATTCAGGCGGGAAGCAAAGTGCCGGGATATTCACACACGACACAAGGAGGCTATGAATACGTTGACCGCAGCGGAGCATGGGTTTACACCGAGGCAGGTGCGAGAAAAGCCCGTGAAGCGTTCAAACAGACAATCGCCAATGACCCTGTTCTGAACGAAATAGACGCTCGTATAAACAAGTATTCCGAGAAAATGACCTCTGTTTCATCTGACTTTCAAAAACTGTTTGAACAAGCGGGTACAAGCCAGAAGACAACGCAGGAAAAGAACGAGGAAAAGAGACTCGCCAAAGAACAGCAAAAAATCGCCGATGAAACAGCCCAACGCATGGCTAAAATCAAGGAGTATTCAGCAAAGGTTTCAGAAGCAGTTTCACAAGCCGAGATAGACATCCGTCAGGCTCAAATCAACGAACTTGAAGACGGTTATGAAAAGACCGTTGCGCAGGTGCAGTTGAACTATGACCGCCTTATCGCCGAGAACGATAAACGGGCGCAGAAAATGATTGAAGACCTGAAAGACAAAAAAGTGCTTGAATGGCTCAATCAGAACCCGAAAGCGACAAAGGAACAACAGCTTGAATACCGGGCTTCCTTGAACCTGACAACCGCTGACCTTTCTTCCGAGCAGCAAGCGATGTTAAAGTCTTATGCCGAAGTTGCAAGGCAGATTCAAGTCAAAGGTAACAAACAAGCCCTTGACGATATGATGAAAGACATTCTGACCTATGAACAGCAACGTCTAAAAATAACAGAGGAATACGGGAAAAAACGTGAAAGCCTCTATGAAACAGATAAAGACGGCAACAAGAAGCTCCGTAAGGGTGTCACACAAGGAAACGTGGACGAACTGAACCGTGCTGAACAGGAAGCCTATAAAGGCATAGACGAACAGTTCGCACAACGTGAAGAAACGTATCAGGCATGGTGCGATGAAATAGCGGAACTAACCCTTAAACAGTTGAAGAATGTATTAGCGGAGGCAGAAAAGGAACTTGCCGAACTTGAAAAGAACGGCGGGTCTTCTGATAAAATCGCTGTTGCCCGTGCCAAAGTCGCAACAGCCAAAAAGAATGTTGAGAAAGCACAGGCTAAAAATGATATAAATCCCGGCAAACGCTCAATCAAAGAATGGGAGGACTTGTACAAGACGCTTCAAGAATGTGAACGGGAGTTTGAGAGCATTGGCGACACGGTCGGCGGCGTGGCAGGCGAAATCATTTCAACGGCTGGCAGCATCATGACCGCTTCTCTGTCAATGATAAACGGTATTGTTCAGCTTGTGAATATGTCTGCCACCGGTATTCAGGGAACAGCGACAGCGGCAGCAACAGCCATTCAAACGGTTGAAAAGGCTTCTGTCATCCTGACTATCATATCGGCTGCCATGTCAATAGCCATGCAGATTGTGAACCTGTTCAACAATGATGACAAGAAGCAAGAAGAAATTGAAGCCCTGCAGGATAGAATAGACCAACTCCAATGGGAACTTGACAACGCAGATATTGTGCGGTTACAAGAAAATAGCGGAAAAGCGGTTGAACGTGTGAAACGGGCTTTATCCGAGACTTACAAAGAACTCCTGAGAAACAAAATCGCTGTCAATGACGTAGCGGGGGCTTGGCGACTTCTGTTCAGCAACGTTTCAAACAACGCTGAACTGCTTCAAAAGACCGCTGAGAAACTCGCCACGGCGTATGCAAATATCGCTTACACGGCTGACAAGGCTCTCGGGGGCGAGAAATACAGCAACGCCCAAGAACAGCTTAAAAACCTCGCCCAGCAGCAACTTCTTATTCAAGAACAAATCAGAAACGAAGAGGATAAGAAAGACACGGATCATGGCAAGATTGATGAATGGAACAGAAAAATTGAAGAACTCGGTTCACAAGCTGTCGCCATCATCAACGACATGGTAGAAGACATTATCGGTGGTTCAAGTTCCGATATTGCAAAAGAACTCGGAGACGCTTTTTTTGAAGCGTTTCAAGCGGGAGAAGATTACGCCGAGGCATGGGGCGATAAGGTCAAAGACATCGTGGCTGACGTGATGAAAAGAATGTTGGTTTCCAAGTTTCTTGAAGAACCTCTTGGGGAGATATTCGACAAGTACAAGGCTAAATGGTTCAAGGACGGTCAGTTTGTCGGTCTTGATGCTGTTATTCAATCTATGAGTGGTTTCGCTTCTGACTTGAACGCTGTTGGGGCTGATTTTGCCAAGATATGGGAAACCCTCCCTGAAAGCGTTAAATCAATGTTTGAAGTCACGGCAGATGCAACCCGTGAAGCCTCTCAAAAAGGTATTGCCACAGCTTCGCAAGAAAGTATTGATGAATTGGACGGACGTGCGACAGCAATTCAGGGGCACACGTATTCAATCGCTGAGAACACGAAAATCATTCTTTCTGTCGTGAACATGATTTTGCAGTCAGTATTGAACATTGAGAAACACGCCGAAAACATGGCAGGACGCATTGAAAGCATTGAAAACTCAGTCAAAGAGACAAAAGATACAGTTAACGATTTCGCCTTGAAAGGCATAAAAATAAAAATGAGATAAGTATGGAAGACATTATTAGACAAGTTTACGCCCAATGGAGGGTTGCCAAAGAGCAAGCCCGGCAGGAGTGCGATAGTCGCTCCCTACCCAATATGGCAGAGAAATACCGTATGTGTGATATGTTCAAAGGCACGGAAGATTTACAGAGCCTTATACGGCTGTTCACAACTCCACAAGGTATGGAGTTCTGTATCAAACACCGTTTCCCGAATATAGCGACTTTCAGGCTGTTTAAGCCGTTCAACCCCGAGAAGTACGGTGTTTACATTGATGCGGGTATAATCACGCTGAGAAACCCGGAAAAAGCGGTTCTTATCGGGCGTACAAGCGCAACGATAAACTGTGACACGCTTGAACGCCATGAAATTTTTCTTCTTCACGGGGCTAAAGCGTTCATCAACGCCTCGGGCTGGGCGGTTGTTTCCGTCAAGGGGTCAACGGGTTGCCAACAAATTCGTAACGTGTCTGGAAATGCGGTAATATTATGATGTCAGGACGATTTTACATAGACGGTAAGGATGCGTTCACAGAGTACGGCATCTATGTTCAAGAAGGGGGCTACAACGAACTTGTGGCGTTCCCGCCTCTGAAAGCGGTCACAAGCAACGACTGGCAGGAAGAAGACGGCATAGAACCTGATTTGTCAGAACCGACCCTGAACACGAAGGAATTTTCTTTGAAAATTGTTCTCTCAGGCATGGATTACCGTTGGGGTGGCTTCATAGAACGATTGTCAGACAAAGCCTATCACACGTTTGATTTCAGGGAAATAGGACGCACTTACCGTCTTCGTCTTGTATCAAACCCTAACACGGATTTGGCAACGCTTCTCGGCTTCATCACTGTAAAACTTGCCGATGATTTCCCTTTAGACGGGTACACCTACAAAGAACCTGAAAGCACTGTTCCCGGCTCTGATTATTATGAACTTGACGGGAAGCCGTTCTCAGATTATGGGGTTCGTGTGTTGGAGGGAACACTTAATGAAATAGAGAAATCGCCGAATGTCAAGACCAGCCTCCTGCGTAATATCAACAAATTGAACGGGGCTTTATATGACGGGGAGAAAGTGACCTATAAGGCAAAGGACGTAAAGATAAACTGCCTTATGCAAGCCGCCTCGCTGACTGAACTGTGGCGCAACTATAACGCTCTGTTGTATGACCTTGTGCGTCCTGAACAACGGCTGTTATACTCTGATGAAACGGGATATGAATACCCCTGCCATTATAAAAGCTGTTCCGTGTCCGAGTTTTACGCCTCTGATAAAATATGGCTCAAATTTACCGTTACTGTATGCTTCATTTCATTCAGGCTTGAAGACGATGAATTTGTGCTTGCCACGGAAACACGGGATTTGGTTGTGACAGAAGACGGGGAGTTTGCGATTGACTTACGAAAAATAATATGACATTATGGGATTGAAAAGAATTAAAATCAGCGAATTAACCCTTTCCGACAATCTGAAAGGATTATACACAATCGGCGTTAAGCTGATAAACGGGGTTCAAACGAGCGTCAAGGTCAGCTTGGAACACATTCAGACCGCCTATGAAAATGCCGTAGCCGCAACGAAAAAAGCTGAGACAGCCGCCAATAGTGCGAACACCGCAGCGGGTTCAGCCAACAGTGCCGCTTCTTCTGCCAACAGTGCGGCAACGAAAGCAAACACGGCGGCGGGGAACGCTGACAAGGCAACCGCAGCAGCGAAAACCGCCACAACCAACGCAAACAATGCGGCAACAAAGGCAAATACCGCCGCTTCCAATGCGGACAAAGCCCGTGAAGATTTAGAAGAGATAAAGGAAGCCGCCGTGACCGCCACCAACTCAGCCAACAGTGCCGCTTCCTCTGCAAACAATGCCGCAACGAAAGCTAATAAGGCGGCGGGGAACGCTGACACGCAAGCTGACCGGGCAAAGGAACAGGCTGACAACCCGCCCAAAATGGGAGACAATGGAAATTGGTGGAAATGGGATGAAGCTCAGAAAAAGTATGTCGATACAGGTGTGCTCGCAAAAGGCGGCGTGCTGTACCCGACATTCAGCATAGACGATGATGACATGATTCTATACATGGAATTTGAAGATGAAGTAAGCGACAAACTTATCAAATTTGATGAACAGACGGGAGAACTTTATTTGAATGTTGGATAACTTAAAGTTACACGAATATGACAAAGATACCTTTAGGAAAAGTGGCGTTCACGGACGCAGGTTCTTATAACGCCGGAAATACTTACAAGCGGTTTGACTTTGTTGACACGGAAGACAGTTCCTATTTGTCTTTACAAGACAATAACAAGGGACACGCCGTCACTGAAACCGCTTGGTGGAAATGCCTCGCACGGGGCACAAAAGCCACAGAAGCCGCAAAAAAAGCCAACGATGCGGCAGCATTGGCAAACGAAAAAGCTGTGGCGGCAGATACGGCGGCAGGGCGTGTGAATGCTGCAATAACGCAAGCCAATACCGCTGCCACAAACGCTCAACAACAAGCATCAGCCGCAGGAGAAGCGGCGGCAGAAGCAACGGAACGTGTGGCTGAAATGAACGCCGCCCTCGCCCGTTTGGAAGAATTGGAGCAGACAATCACGGCTAAAGACCGTAAACAGCCAACGGGAATGGAATTAGAGTTTCCTAAAAAAATAACAAAAGGAAACAAAGACATTCTGAGAGTAATAGCTACCCTATCCCCGGCGGGAACGGGTAACAATGTCCTTTTCTTGGGCGATGACAAAGCGGTTTCCGTTGCCCCTGACGGTTTTCTGACCGTGAACAGTGTCGGCATAAGCAAAATACACGTCATCCCGACAGAAAACACAAGCATTTATCGAACCATTGATATTGAAGTCGTTCCGCAGTCTGTCAGGCTTTGCACGAAATCAACTTTGCGCCTGACCGCAAATGGCAAATTCAGGTTCAGTTAAAATAATTTTTCAACAAATAAAACTTTTAAATTATGGCACTATCAACAGATGAAGAAAACAAAGTAAGGGAAATCATTGAAGCGTTCACAAACGGAAAACGATTGAGCGACTTACCCAATGTTTCTGGGAATAACCCATTCAATCTTTTGTGTGAGGTCTTAGAAGACGGAGAAAGCAAAAAAGCAGCTCTCGCAACTATGTTGCCTTATATGGAAGAGCAGTGTATGTACGGCATTGAGCGAGACAAGACCGTTTCATCACGTTTAGTAACCCGAATTGGCAATACTGCTCTTCACAAGTCCCTTCCCGTGCATAACCGCATGAGGGGCTGTCTTCTTGACGATGACGGAAACGTGGTTGAATATCTCAATCCACGTGATTGGACGGGGCATGTCAGAGACGGTTCACGGGGACAAGTCATGGTCGAGTTTGGGGACTTCTATTGCCGTTTTGAAACAAGCGCAAATATTGAGCGGGTCAAATTCTCTCTCTTTCCTCTTCCCGGCTATCGTTATGTTCCTTTGATGTACGTATCGGCATACGAAGCTACTGTTCAGAGAAGTACGAACAAGCTATCTTCTGTGGTCAATACAACGGCTGACTACCGAGGCGGTGCAAATCAGGCTGACTGGGACACACTCTCAAAAACGGTTCTCGGAAGACCAGCTACACAAATCAGCCGCACGAATTTCAGAACGTATGCCCGAAACAGAAAAGCGGGCAGCACTAAGTGGAACTGTATGACGTATGACGTTCAAAAGATGCTCTATTGGCTCTTTGTTGTTGAATACGCAACGCTCAACTCTCAGGAGGCTTTCAACACCCAATTGACGGCTGAGGGCTATCGTCAAGGCGGTCTCGGAGACGGGGTTACAACACTTGACAGCGGCAAATGGAACACGTTTAACGGTTATTATCCTTTTATCCCTTGTGGCTATACGGATGAACTCGGAAACGGAACAGGCGAAAAAGAATATACCATGCCCACTGAATATGACGCTTCTTCAAAGAAAGTCAAAGTGTGCCGTTATCGTGGTATCGAAAACCCGTTTGGGCATATTTGGCAGTGGACTGATGGCATCAACGTACGCATTAATCCCGGCTCGAACGGCTTGTCAGAAGTATTTGTTTGCTCTGACCCCTCAAAATTCAATGACAGTAACTATAACGGATATAGTCATGTTGGGAATGAAGCCCGTGCCGAGGGATATGTTAAAGAAATTATTTTTGGAGAAAGCGGCGAAATCATTCCTGCTCTCGTAGGCGGCGGTTCTACCACATATTTCTGTGACTATCACTATACAAACATCCCTGCTTCGGTGGCTCTCCGTGGTGTCCTGTTCGGCGGTGGCGCGCATGACGGTGCGTATGCGGGTCTCGCCTTTGCGCACTCGAGTTTCGCCCCCTCGTATTCGGGTGCGGCCGTCGGTTCTCGCCTTTGCTTTATACCCACGTCAGCGTAACACGCTTTGAGTGATAACCTTTTCCCTGCCTCTTTGTGGGGCAGGGTTCAAATAATAACAGTATAAAACGATGATTGAAGAAATGAACAACATACCAAAAGAAGATGACGGAAGCCTCGCTTTCCTGAATATCCCGAGAGATGAAAACAGCAGGAGTTTCAATTGTGATGAAACGACACAATCAAAACTCGTAAACACCACGTTTTGGGTGGTTGATTTCATTGAAGAAGTTCCGACAAGATTCAGCAAGGCTAAAGGAGTAAAAGGTCAGACGCTTGTAAAAATCAAGCCATCAAAAGACAGTTTGGAATCAGATGCCAAGAAATTTTTCACTGGTTCATCCGACATTCTTTATGTTTTGAAGAAAATCAAAGAAATGAATAAGTTTCCCCGAAAAGTTACTTTGAGGGGTAACGGTAACAGATATTATTTTGAATAAGAAAACAATGAAATAACAAAATAAAAAGGTGGGTCATTCTTGTGGTGTCCTGTTCAGCGGTAACGCGAATAACAGTGCGAATGCAGGTCTCGCCTATGCGAACTCGAATAACACCCCCTCGAATACGAATGCGAACATCGGTTCTCACCTATGCTTTAAAATTGGTTTTGACAATATGAAACAAAATAAAAGAATGACAGCCTTGCCACTTGGCAAAAGATTTCAAGCAAACCTCCTAAAAGTGTTGGTAGGAACGCCTGTTGTATGGGCTACCGAAAACTCTGACTAAGAAAAGCAAAGCAGAAGTATGAAAAGAATAGGAAATTTATATCAGACCATAATCTCCGTTGAGAACTTGCGGGAAGCTGACAGAAAGGCTCGCAAGGGTAAAACGCACACATACGGGGTAAGGGTTCACGACAAGAACCGTGAAGCGAATATTCTTGCCTTACATGAAGCCTTGCTGACAAAGACGTTCAAGACCTCTCCTTATGATGTCTTCACGATTTTTGAACCAAAGGAAAGGCTTATTTTCCGTCTTCCGTACTATCCCGACAGAATAGTACATCACGCCATAATGAATGTTCTTGAACCGATATGGGTCAGGACTTTCACGCACAATACATTTTCATGCGTTAAAGGTCGTGGGATTGAGGGATGTGCCCGTCATATAGATAAAATCATTGAGAAATACAGAGGAAAGCCCATGTACTGTCTCAAAATTGACATAACAAAATATTATCCCTCCATAGACCATGAAACCTTGAAAAAGATTGTGCGCAGGAAGATAAAGGACAAAGACCTTTTATGGCTTCTTGACGAAATCATAGACAGCGCACAAGGTCTTCCAATCGGGAACTATCTCTCACAATATCTCGCAAACCTGTTCTTGTGCTATTTCATGCACCGTGTGAATGAAGTATTGAAACTTGACGCAGCCGAATACGCTGATGACATCACATTTTTCGCCACATCAAAAGAACAATTGCGGGAAGCGTTCAAAGAGATAAAAAGAATACTTGAAGAAGAACTGAGGCTGAAAATAAAGGGAAATTATCAGATATTTCCTATCGCAAAGAACCGTTATGATAGAAACGGGCGTGCGCTTGATTATGTCGGTTATATGTTCTTCCGTGAACAGAAACTTATCCGAAAGAACATTAAGAAGAATTTTTGCCACGCCACAGCACGGCTGAACCGCCGCAAACCTCCGCTTGACGCAAAGGCTTATAAGCAGGCTGTCGCCCCGTGGCTCGGTTGGGCGAAACATAGTGATAGCAAACATTTATTAAAAACAATCATTAAACCGTGTTATTATGATAGCATTTTATGACAATCAGCCGACCAAATTGGAGGCTGTCGGAAACGGAAGTTACGTTTACCGCTTCAACATTCAGAAAGTTGAAAAACCCGCCACCGTTGAACCAAGCGAACTCGCTTCTGATGATGAAGCCCCGGTTCAGGAACAATGGAAATGTGAAGAAGTTACCGTGTGGGCTCCGCTTTCTTCAAACAAGATAACTGAAACAGTTATCACGGAGAAGTGGGACAACAACCGGGAACAAAAACTTGTGAATGAGTTCAACGCAGCGAACCTCGGTATGATTGGAGGCGCGAAGTCAAGTGAGGAAGCCAAGGCAAAGATTGAGGCATACAAAGCCTATCTTTCCGAGCGTGCCACCCTGAAAGCACAAGTGGATGCAGATTGTCTTGAATACGGTATTCTGTAACTTGTAAAAACCTCTTCCCGTCACGTTATTCAAGCATAAGATGTGACGGGAAGAATTATTATTCTTAAAAAAGCCTTTTTTAGCCCCGTAGAACGCCTAAAAAGTGATTACAATATAATCACACTATTTTAAAAAGAAAGTTCAACCACGGGGAAATTCGGGAAAAATAACTCAAAGTTTAGAAATATGATAATTTACAATAATGTCGGGAACAAGGTTCTTGAAATCGAGGTTGACGATAACAGTTATCGTAATAGGGCTGTCATGGGAGACCATAGTTTAACGTTGTACTATTCGCTCCCTGAACACGTTGAAATCCCAGTAGGCTCTTACTGTGAGTTTCAAGGCGAAACGTTCACGCTCAAACGCCCGGAGAATTTCAAGATGAAACATAAAAGACTGTTTGAATACACGGTGCTTTTTGACCCGCCCGAAGCAAACGCAAAAGTTTGGAAATTCAGAAACCCGGTTGACGGACGTTTGAAATTTTCGTTGACCGCAAAGCCGCATGAACATCTTCAAATGTTTGTTGACAATATGAACCGCCGTGACAAAGGATGGACGGTTGGCGAATGTATTGACGGTGTTGAAACCCTGATTGCCTATGACCATGATTTTTGTATTGACGCTCTAACCCGCATGGCTTCAACGTTCAAGACAGAATACGAGTTTACGGGAAAACGTGTGTCATTACGTAAGATTGAATACAACAAAAGTAACCCCCTCCCGCTGTCCTATGGACGTGGCAACGGGTTCAAGCCGGGTGTCGGACGTTCAAATACGGGAGACAACCCGCCAACGGAAATTTTGTTCGTTCAAGGCGGTACGGACAATATAGACCCCTCAAAATACGGTTCTTCCGAGCTTCTTCTTCCCAAGAACCAAACACTCGCTTATGACGGCGAACATTTTGAAGATGAAGACGGCTTCATAGCCAAGAACGCCCGCCGTTATGTCGTTGATGAAGCAGGGCTTTCAATACGCCGTGATGACAAACAACTGTCATCGCTCGCCGAAGATAGTCTTGACTGTTCTGAGATTTACCCGAAACGTGTCGGTACGGTCAGCACGGTTGTTGCTGTTGATGAGAAAAACAACTTTTACGACATTGTTGACACGTCAATCCCGTCTTCACTGAATTATGAAGAATGCTTGATAGCGGGGGAAACTATGACCGTTGTTTTTCAGACGGGTATGCTTGCCGGACGGGAGTTTGAGGTTAAATATTATCATAATGCCGTTAAAGGAAAGGCGGCACGCCGTTTTGAGATTGTTCCCGCAGACATAGACGGGCAAACTATGCCAAATACCACATTCGCCCCTAAATCGGGCGATAAATATGCCGTATTCAAATGTATGCTTCCCACGGCTTACATTTGTGATAACGCCACGAAAACAGGCGCATCATGGGATATGTTCCGGGCGGCTGTAAAACACCTGTTTGATAATGAAGACCTGAAATTCACTTTCACGGGGGAACTTGACGGGATATGGTCGAAAAAAGATTGGGTAAACATCGGGGGGCGCATCAAACTCGGAGGATATATCCGTTTCTCTGACGATCAGTTTCAGAAAGACGGTGTTCTCGTGCGTATAACGGGTATAAAAGATTATATCAACAAACCGCACAGCCCCGTGATTGAACTTTCAAACACAACGGTAAGCGGCAGTGTTTCATCAACATTGAATGACCTGAAAAGTGAGGAAGTCATCGTTGATGACCTACACCGTGACGCTATTCAATTCACAAAAAGACGGTTCAGGGATGCAAAGGAAACAATCAGCATGTTGGAAGAAGCCCTGCTCGATAACTTCACGAACTCAATCAACCCGATTGCCGTTCAAACGATGTCAATGCTTGTAGGCGATGAAAGTCTTCAATTCCGTTTTGTGAACTCAAAGACAAGCCCCGTCCCGGTTACGCACAGAATTGTCTATGACAATGAAACGAAGCAACTGACAGCGGAAGCGGGTATCATACAACACATGACCCTCGGCATCAATACGGTCAGTGCATCGCACAAGGTTTCGGAATACAAATTTTGGGATATGACAGCCTACACAAGCGCAGTGCTTGATGACGGGAAGAAGAAGTATTATTTATATGCCAAAGTCTCAAAGACGGCACAAACAGGTGTTTTCATCCTGTCTGAAAACGCAATCAAATTAGAGGGTGTTTCAGGCTTCTATCATCTTCTTGTCGGTGTCCTGAACTCTGAATACAATGAAGAACGGAGTTTTGTCACTCTGTACGGTTTTACAGAAATCCTTCCGGGGCGTATCACGACAGACAAGATTGTTTCCACAGACGGGAACACTTATTTTGATTTATTGAAAGGTATCATATCCGGGCAAATAAAGTTCAAATCAGGTTCGTCGGGCTTATATGAACTTGATGAATGGGAAGCCGTGAACGGTTTGATAACTCAGGCTCAGAACACCGCCAACGCCGCCGTTGAGAGCGCAAAGAACGCCAATATCGCCGTTGGAGATTTAAACGACTATGTGGACGGTGCGTTCGCTGACGGCATTATTACGGAAGCGGAAGCGAAAGCGATTGAGAAGTACATCAACACAGTGAACAACACGAAAGCCGCCGTGGAAGCTGCGTATAACAAACTGTACACAAACGCCTATCTTACGGGAACGGCAAAAACCGGGCTTATGAATGCCAAGATTACGCTTATGGGTAGTATTGAGAACCTTATCAGCGCAATCAATTCCGCTATCGCCGATGGTAGAACCACTGTAACCGAGAAAAACAATGTTGATAACAAATATGCCACTTTCAACAGTGCGTATGCCGACTTTAACACAGCCGTAGAAGCCGCCAATAAAGCTATTCAAGACACGCTGAAGGGGTATTCAGATTCGGTTCTCAACACCGCCAACGCCGCCGTTGAGAGCGCAAAGAACGCCATTGCTAAAGATTTGGGTTATGCGAATTTTGATGATTTGGCGAAGAAAGCAGCTGCGAATGAAACCATCATTGTAGGAGGCAAAATCAACACGACATTGATTAATGCTGAACTTATTGTCACGGCGGCTTTGCTTGCCAAACTGGTCAAAGTGACCGAACTTGTTGCGGAACACCTGACTGTTACCGGGAGTTCAAAGATAGCTGGGTTCAGCGTCAGCGGAAACGGGCTTACAAATACCCCGTTTAACAATGATGCGTATGTGATATTCCGTAATGACGCACATAAATGTTTTGCGGGTATTGGAGGAAACGTGCTGCCGACATCATCAGGATTGAGAGCCGTAGCAAGATTTGAGAATGAAGACACGTCCGATTGGTGGGGATTGAACAGGAACATAGCTACTTTGTTCTCCGCAAAAAACGGGCGTTATAACCATGCTTTTTTAGGAAGCGGAAACGGGAATTTGGACGGATGGATAGGAGGCTACAGATACAGCAAATATAATCTGACAAGAGCCAATACTATTTATAGTGGTTATTCAAATCTTAAAGATAATAACCGATGGGTAATTTATAGCAGCGTGGATAATTCAGGCATCACTCTGCCGAAACTTTCAGAGGTAAGAGACGCTCTTAGTATAGGAAGCAGCACTAAGTTCTGTGTGGAATTCACAATTATCGCAGACCTTGATTCAAAGGATTTCGATATATACGGAAGAAACAGCAAGAAAAGTAGTGACAACACCTATCCGTGGAACACGTCTGAATACCCCAATCTGGTACATTGGGACAACGACCATTGGGATAGTTTGGCAATGGGAGCAGGTGACAGTCTCACGGTGTTGCTTATATATGATTCAAGTAAAGGAGGCAGCAAAGGCGGCTATCCCCTGACCTATACAGCGAGAGTAATCAATAGACAGAATTAAAAGAAATAATGATGAAAAGATTTCAAAAGTGATTATATTGTAATCATGTTAATTATCTTTGTACCATATTAACAATAAAAATACGAGGAAGTTTTTATGAATACAACAACCGAAGCCCTACAAGTCGCTAAGGGTATAAGCGACTATGGCATTATGATTATCATTTGTGCCGTTTTTCTTATTCTTGCATCAGGTCTGATGATAGCTTGTTTCCGCTGGTTTAGAACCGTCATAACAAATATAATGACAGACTATTCAGCGCAATTGAAAACACTTCAAGAAACAGCCACAAGAAACGGCGAGGCAATGATTGATATAGCCGAAGGTCTTATTCCTGAGACACAAATGAGAGTGAAAACTATTTCGGGGGCTTTCTTTGATATGTCTGTAGAAAAAGTATGCCGCCTGATAAAAAGAATAAGGGAAGAAAACCACATCGCCAATGAAGAAGCTACGAAAACAAAAATACGGACACTTCTTCACAATATGTATGAAGACAGAAACAGCCGTTTTGATTGTTTCAGGTATAGAGGAAAAAAACTCTCAGAATATTGTAACCCTGAATGGGTTGAATGGGTGTCAAAAGTTATTGAGGGCGAAATTTATAATGAAGCAGGGATAAATAACGACAGAGCATATACCAATGTGAAAGCTGTATATGATAACATTAAACTTGATTTTTATCACAATTTAAACAATTAAAGAAATGAAGGTTTTAATCGACAACGGTCACGGGGTTGACACGGCGGGCAAGCGCTCCCCTGACGGCTCTTTGAGAGAGTACAAATACGCAAGAGAAATCGCCGAAAAAGTTGTATCAGAGTTGAAGAAACGAGGCTTTGACGCTGAACGTATCGTCACAGAAGAAAATGACATCAGCCTATCCGAACGGTGTCGGCGTGTAAATTCCATTTGTGACAGAATAGGAACGAAGAACGTCATTCTCGTTTCTATTCATTGTAATGCAGCGGGAAACGGTTCTCAATGGATGAACGCACGTGGATGGGAAGCGTGGACTTCTGTCGGTCAGACAGCCGCCGATAAATTGGCAGACTGTCTGTATAAGGCGGCAGAAGAAACAGACTTCAAAATTAGAAAGGACACAACGGACGGAGACCCCGACAAAGAGGGGCATTTGTATATCTTGAAACACACGAAATGCCCCGCCGTTCTGACTGAGAACCTTTTTCAAGACAATAAAGAAGACGTGGCGTTTCTTCTGTCAGAAGCGGGAAAAGAAACGATTGTCAGTCTTCATGTCAAAGGTATTATCAACTACTTAAAGACAATCTGAAAATGAAACATCTTCCCTTACTCTTACTGTTAACATTCATTATAGGCGGCTGTGCTTCAAGCCGCCGCCTTTCTGAAAACATTCATCAACAAGACAGCGTGGACGTTAGGGTTGAAACCCGTATTGAATACGTACCCGATACTGTCTTTATTGAGATACCGGCACAAACGTCAGAACGTGAAACAGCCGATAGTACATCGCATCTTGAAAACGATTACGCAACTTCTGACGCTCGGATAAATCCTGACGGAACTTTATACCATGACTTGAAGACAAAACCGCAGAAAAAGCCCGTAAAGTTTGAAAAGCCTGTTGAACGCAAAGACAGCACTATTTATAAGACAAAGACCGTAACAGAGACAGAAATCGTGAAAGTTCCCCGAGACCTTACTTGGTGGCAGAAAACACAGATTTACGGCTTTTGGGTCATTCTTTTCATTCTTGTTATAGTTTACAGGAAAAAGATTTTATCCTTTGTAAAATGGCTTATCTGATTAACTTATAAAGAAATAAAATCGTAAATTATATCGGAATTTTAGCGATTATGATTACCTTTGAACCGACATATTTGAAAAGTATAGCGTTTGCTATTGTTTTGAGGGTTAGAAAATCGCCAAAATTTCGAAAAGTCTCAAAAGCAATGGTAGATGCCTGCGTATATGTACGTGGGCATTTCCTTGTTGAGACTTTGGGCGTTTGGCGATGCCTCTAACCTAACAAGAATGCCCACGTTTTTGTGTGTATCTGTGAACAACGGCAACCACTATAAAGAGAACCGTTAAATAACAGATATATGGATTTCAAAGATTCAATTAAACAAATCTCGGAGCGCATTGATACCCTCAAAGCCAATCTTCCGACAGAAGAAGCGACAAAAACGGCTTTGATTATGCCTTTTATAAACGCATTGGGCTATGATGTCTTCAACCCTTTGGAGGTGTTGCCTGAAATGTGTTGTGACATCGGCACAAAGAAAGGTGAGAAAATTGACTACGCCATAATGAGAGACGGCGAGCCGATAATACTTATTGAGTGCAAACATTGGGAACAAGACCTGAACCTGCATGACAATCAACTGCTGCGTTACTTCAACGTCTCAAAGGCTAAATTCGGTGTCCTGACAAACGGTATAACATATAGGTTCTACACAGACCTTTCAGAACCTAATATTATGGATGATAAACCGTTTTTGGAAATCAATATGCTTGACCTGAAAGACACGCAAATAGAAGAATTGAAGAAGTTCCACAAATCGTATTTTGATGTTGATATGATTTTGAGTTCAGCGAGCGAACTTAAATACATGGGGGAACTGAGAACCGTCATCGGGAAAGAGTTCACGACCCCCTCCCCTGATTTTGTACGTTTTTTCGGGAAGCAAGTGTATGATGGGGTATTTACCCCTAAAGTGCTTGAACAGTTCTCAACGCTTGTAAAACGCACAATCAACAACTATGTTAGCGATATAATATCAGACCGATTGAAAGCCGCCATAAAAGACGAAGAACAACCTGCAGAACAGAACATCACAACAGTTCAACAGCCGACAGATGAAGAACAACCCGACAACGGCATTGTAACCACAGCGGAAGAACTGGAAGCATTCTATATCGTGAAATCACTTCTGAGAAACGTTTTCCCGGTTGAACGAATCACTTATAAAGATACACGTTCTTATTTCGGGGTTTCCATAGACAATAATGTTCGGAAGACCGTCTGCCGCTTTTATTTTGACCCTCCTACAAGAAAACGGCTTGCAATCATTGATGAAAACAAAAGCGAGAAGATGTACAAGTTAAATTCAATCAATGACATTTATAACTATGCCGACACTTTGATTGAGGCGGCAAACAAATATTTATAACCATGAAGAAACTATTTTATCTATTCTGTTTGTTAAGTGTTATTTCATTTATCGGCTGTTCAAATGATGACGAACCCGAAGTAAAGAAGTTTTCACCTGACGTTGAAAATGTACTGACATCAATTCAAGGGACATTCTCGGGAGAAGAATATTTCTTGGAACAATGGTTTCGCACAGACAAGCTGACATTCTCCCCCTTTGCTGCTCCCGTTGAAAAGACAACATTCAAGGACGGCACAGTTGAAGTACATGGAACGGTTCACAGAGTTCAGAACAAAGCTGTCGGCGGGGAAGTCATTGACGATTATTTCTTTTGTGTTGAACCGTTAAGAACAGCCATAGTTCTGTACGGTTACAACAGTGATAACAAAGAGTTGAACGAGAAGAAAGAAACACTTAGCTATAAAATTGAAAGCCATGATATAATCAAGTTCAAAGATTACGGGCTTACAGACGATAATTGGATAGACTATTCAAGACAATAAAAGGCAAAGCCGAATGGCGTTCTATGTGCCCCGATGATTCCGGCAATGATAATTTACACCGATAAAAGATTTGGGCGGCACATACAGAAAATTCGATGAAAATAACTTTCAGATAGCAAGGCAGGGTGTTCACGGGTTACGGACACCCTGTTTTCGTGAAGTCATCTTCTTCCTTGCAGAGATAACGGGCGACTTTATGACACACGTCATCGGGAATAAACCAACCTTGATTAATGATTTTGCGGAGAGCAACAAAATCCGTATCTTTGAGACCTGAGAACAACACAAAAGAGGTGTGCTTTTACAAATTTGTTGCTACTTTGTTGCTCTCACCCACGCACAAATCAGAAAACACCTTATAAATCAATAAATTACATCATACAAAGAACATTTTGCATCGGCAAGTAGGATATTGTAATCAACTGCAACGAATTAGAACCAACTATAATGAAGTCGCTGATTTTCAGCGGCTTTTTTATTTGCCCAAAATCCAGCTATAAACAGTTGGATACTGTTGTTCACCATATTTTTCTACCGTATTTCTACCGCGGAACAATTAAGGGCTTTTGCCCGATGTCACACTGACGCATTTGTTGACGTGTGTTGACAATGGTTTACGTGAGTAGACAAAAAGGGAAATTATCCGAGCTGTAAAAAGCTCATGTTTCACTAAAATATGGAGAATAACAAAAATGGAAGTAAAAAGAATCTGCCAGTGGTGCGGCAAGCCTTTCATGGCAAAAAAGACCACTACCAATTATTGTAGTCCGCAATGTTCCAAAAGAGGTTATAAACACCGGATGAAGGAACGTAGAATGGAAATGCGCGAATTTCAGGAAATGATGGAGGTAAAGAACAAACTGGAGAGCCAGGAATACTTTACCTTTTCTCAAGCAGCCAAACTAATGGGCGTTTCTCGCCAGTATGTCTATAAACTGGTAAAGGAGGACAAACTTCGTGCATCAAGGCTGAGTTCAAGAATGTCGCTCATCAGAAGAACCGACATCGAACTTATGCTGAAAACAAAACCTTATGAAGCTCTCAGACCAAAAGATGAATTTGACGTTACCGAGTATTATACCGCTGAACAGATTGCGGAAAAGTACAAAGTCAACGCCAAATGGGTGTGGACCTATACCCGGCAAAACAATGTTCCCAAAGTCAGAATCCGCCAGTTCAATTATTACAGTAAAAAGCACATAGATGCGGCATTTGCCAAATATAAGACGGATGACGCCTTGACCGAATGGTACACTCCGGAAGAAATCGAGAAAAACTATGGGATGACACGTGTAGCCATCCGTTCACATGTTTACCGCAACAACATCCCTTCAAAGAAAGAGCACGGCCAGATATTCTACTCAAAACTTCACTTCGATCTGTCCAAGAAGACAACCGAAGATGATTCTTCAGAATACTATACCGTGCAGGAAGCCATGAAGAAGTATAGTCTCACACGGGATTCTGTTTACGGCATTCTGCAATTCCACGAAATAAAACGGGAGAAGAAAGGGCGCTTTGTGAGATTCCTGAAAGTGGAATTTGACCACATTATGGGCGCCAGATAATGAATCTGTACAGACAGATATACAGACTGGAAAATGATTTTATGCTGAATGCGGTCTGCATAAAGTCATTGTGCATCTTCACCGCAAAATTTAAGTCAACTAATAACATTTGTAACTATGTCAGAATGTAAAACTGTAACTTTGAGAACCCGCCCGTTAAAAAATGGTATGCTTTCCTTCTATCTGGACTATTATCCGGGCTACCGTGACCAGGAAACGATGAAGACTATCCGTCACGAAGGTTTGAACATTTATATCTATGCAAATCCGAAGAACCAGCGGGAACGTGACTTCAATGCAACCATGTCAGAGAAAGCAGAAGCCATCCGATGCCGGCGCTTTGAAGCTATCGTAAACGAACGATATGATTTCTTCGACAAAAGGAAATATAAGGCAGACTTTCTGGAATACTACCGTAAGCAACTTCCCAAGCACGACCAGAAATGGGAATTCGTTTATCAGCACTTCTATAACTTCGTCCATGGCAAATGTACTTTCGAAGAAATTGATGTGGAACTGTGCAACAAGTTTCGTGAGTATCTGCTCAATGCCAGACAGCTAAAACGGGATGGATATATTACACGAAACTCAGCGTCCGGCTACTGGTCCACATTCAGAGGATTCCTGAAGATTCTCTATCGCAATCGTCTGATCAAGTCAAACATAAATGATTTTCTGGAAAAGATTGAACCGGAAGATGTGGTAAAGGACTATCTGAGTGTAGAGGAATTGTACTGTCTGGCCGAAACGCCATGCAAGATACCAGTTCTAAAAACTGCTTCCCTCTTTTCGTGCCTGACCAGTTTGAGACTCAGTGACATACTTACTCTCTGCTGGGAAGAAATCGTTGATTTTGCAGCAGGAGGAAAATGTGTACACACCATCACACAGAAAACAAAGACGGAAGACATTATCCCCATTAGTGATGAAGCCCTGAAGCTGATAGAATACTCACCTGAGAAGAAGGGTTTGGTATTCAAAGGTCTGAAAAGGTGCTGGACTCAGGTTCCCATGAAGGAATGGATTCGTTCTGCCGGAATCACAAAGAATATAACATTCCATTCGTATCGTAGAACATTCGCAACCCTGCAAGGAGCTGCAGGAACCGATATCCGTACCATACAAAGTATGATGGCTCACAAGAGCATAACCACGACTCAAAGATACATGAAAGTAGTGGACAGCAACAAGCGTGAAGCGAGCAATAAGATTACCCTAAAAAGGAAAGAATAGCAGTCTGTAGCCTATATAAATAATATGCCTAAAGTATGATTATAGTATGATTTAGAGTATGATTTTCGTACTTTAGGCTTATTTTTCTTAAAATCTCAACGATTATCTGTCACTAATTACAACTATTTGGAAATAGAAAATATATTTGCCATAAAAACTAATACATATAATTACAGAACATGACAAACAATATTAAATTATCGGCACGAAAGACAAGTTTCATACTTGCAGTAAGTTGTATCCTTTTTTCAGTAATTGCAACATATCTGTACATTAATCACCAGATAGATCTGACCAGGTATACAACACCTATAATATTAGGAACCGTTGTAATAATCATAACGTGCGGAGGATTACAACGTGTATTCTATATATTCCTTACGGATGAATGTCCGCAGATCTTTTCTGATAATCAAAGAAATTCTATACCTGACAAGGTTATTCCCAAACCAGATATGATAATTGAAGAATGCAGTGAACCAACTGTAGAAGTTTCAGATATAGAAATGATTGAAGTTAGCAATGCAACAGAAGTTATTTCAATGATTGAGTTACCGAAAAAGACAAAGAATACTGATACGACAGAAAATAAAGCTGTCAGCTCTGAAATCGTTACATCCATTACAATATCAGAGCAGCATGATGATTCGAAAGAAATCAAAGTTTTGGAGCAACAACCTACTTCAGAAGTTAAACCCGAAGCTTTTTCATATCTCCAGGGATTCGAAAGCCGTATGGAAGAAATTCAGAAGGAAGAATTAGAAAGAAAAATAATGATTATAAATGCTATTCATGAATATACCACCTATTCTACCGCAAAATTTCTTACCAAAGAGAATCTGCTTATACTACATGAAAACATAGACCATTTGGCAAGTGGGCAATCAGATTTGTATAAACCCATTCGTTCAAAAATGGAAACTCCTCTTACATCACCTTCATTACGACATTTTGTCTGGAATATAGGCGAACGGTTAGGCATATCATTATCAGAAAGAGCCAATTTCATAAAAACCATATTTCCTAATGAATTAAAAAATGCAACCTTGGGATACCTTGTCAAGAATCTCAAAGATACCATACACAGTCAGATTCCTATTGACAGTCCAAAATATGATGATTTTAAATTTGATTATACTCTTATAAACAAAGCGCAGTGTGAGAAAAAAATGAATTAATACAGACCGGAAAATGATTTTCGTCTCCTATTTTTCTGCATAATGTCATTGATTTAGTTTGTGGCGTATTTAAACACAACAAATAAAGACTTTATGCATTTTAAAAATTTAACCTTTAACGATTTACCTACAGTCGTAGGTGAATTATGTAAGAGAATTGAAAATCTGGAAACTGTATTGAAAAACAGTCTGGCAGTCCAAAACAAGGTCAAAGAGAACCATCACGTTCCTATGACGGTGGATGAAGTATGTACCTACCTTGGTATATCCAAATCCTCATTTTATTATAAGGTCAAGCATGGAGGCATTCCTGTAATCAAACAAGGCAAACATCTTTTTGTCTATCGTGATGAACTGGACAAATGGCTTGAGACCGGAAGAAAGGTACAGGTTCCACTGACTTTTGAAGAAGAACAGACACAGATGCTTGCTGCCACCCGTCGTAAGGCTAACCCTAAAAACGTGTAAAGCCTATGGACAAGACAGACATTAGAATTCCTACTGACGAGGAATTGACCGCTTATATGGAGGAATCTGCTGTAAGTGCAAACGGAGCTTATGAACAGTCACCGGTTGTATTGATGGTAGATGATGCCGCAATCGGTACACTGGGAAACTTCAGTGCCTCTATAGGCAAGGCCAAAAGCAAGAAAACTTTTAACGTTACAGCCATTGCAGCATCGGCATTGAAAAACGGTACTGTGCTGAAATACCGTTCATCATTTCCAGAGGATAAGCGAACTGTTCTGTACATTGATACAGAACAGGGACGCCATCATTGCCAGAAAGTATTGAAAAGAATCCTGCGCCTTGCCGGACTCCCGGAGGACAAGAATCCAGATAATCTGATTATGCTGGCTTTGCGCAAGTACGCCCCTCCGATACGTCTGGCTATAGTCGAACAGGCTATCGGCACAATCCCCGATCTCGGACTGGTGATTATAGATGGCATCCGAGACTTTCTTTATGACATCAATTCCCCCAGTGAAGCGACCGATATTATTTCCAGATTCATGCAATGGACGGATGACCGCCAGATTCACATTCATACCATTCTCCATCAGAACAAGAATGACGAGAATGCCCGTGGTCACATCGGCACGGAACTGAATAACAAGGCAGAAACAGTCATGCAGGTAGAAGTGGACAAAATGGACAGAACAGTAAGCGTAGTAGAAGCCATTCATATCCGTGACCGGGAATTTGAACCGTTTGCTTTCCGTATAAACGATGAAGTCTTACCTGAACTGCTGGATTCCTATCAGCCCCAGGAAAAGAAAATCGGAAGACCTGCAAAAGAACCGTTTGATCCGTACAAGGAAATTTCCGAGAGCGTGCATCGGGCAGCTCTGGACGCAGCTTTTACAAACGTCTGTATTACCAGTTATGACGATTATCTGGAACGGCTGAAGGAAGGATATGCCCTGCAGGACATTAAGCTGGGACATAACAAAGCGGTTAAAGTTGCCACCTTCCTCAGTAACAAAAGGATGGTCATAAAAGAGGGAAAGGAATATAAAATCAACCCAGACAGCCATTATTGAATCCGGCTTTACTTTATTGGCAGGGTGTACATATTAGAATAAAGCAAAGTCATAAAGACGTTATAGGGAGTATTCATCTTCTCCCCTTTTATTGGATAACCAGAATACTTATATCGTTTATGGTAGCAGTCGAAATGCCAATTTCATTTGTATATACGACACGGCTTGCCGTGCAGTTTCAACAGGTATCTGTTGCGAGATATGCCAAGGTATAACCTCCACTCCGTTATGGTTGTACATTGGCACTCTCGCCGGCTCATCCACTTCGCCGATGCGGTACTCGCAGGCTCGCACCTTAACCCGTTATAATATTAGATTTTCATGGAAAAAGAGATAATAAAACAAACAGAACAGAACGAGACTCCGGACAACAGGAGAACCGTATTTATCGGGGCCAAAGTCAGCCCCCGACAGAAAGAACATATCAAGTCACTGGCCGAACAATGCGGAATGACCGTAAGCGATTATCTGCTTGCGCGGGCATATAATTATAAGCCAAAGGCAAGACTCTCCAAAGAGGAAGCTGCACTGCTGCAGAATCTGGACAACTGCCGTGCTGACCTGGTGAAATACACATCAGCCCTTCATGGAATGAGTGCAAGCCAACGGCACATGATGTTCAACCAGATTCCATTTATGGTGAACTGGCTGAAGGAGCTTGGCAATGTGGCAGAAAATGTCTGCCAGTTCCTAAATTCCGTAAAAGAACCGAACAGTATTCCAACCAATAATAAAACTGAAGAATCATGATCGCAAAGGCTAAAGCAATATCGCATGGCATAAACGACATCCGTTATATAACCGGCGAATCACATAATAAAAAACATCCGGAAAAAATCTACCGGATATTGGACAATATGATGTCATCGGAACCAGATGCAATGGGTATATGGAATTCAATGCAACTCACTCTTTCCCGCTTCCGCCCGGTGAAGAACTCAGTCATCAGAATTGAACTTAGTCCGTCACCCGAACATACCAAGGACTTCACCATTGAAGACTGGCAAAAACTTTGGCAGGATTTCGCAACAGAGTTTGACAAACAGGTGTTTAAAGACAAGGACGGGAAAGCACGAAACTGTCCGACCAATCTGGCCAACAGCAAATACACAGTCTGGCTCCATATGGAATCCAATAGCGGAGTTCCTCATCTTCATGCTGCTGTCTGCAGGATGGATGAAGACGGAAAGATTAACAACGACCACAATATACACCTTCGTGCCCAGTGGGCAGCAGAAAGAGTGGCAAAGAAACGTGGATGGACAACAGCAAAACAGGTAAGAAATGTCAACATGCCATTGGTTACACGAGATTGTATGAATGTCCTTAAATCCATGTCATCATGGTCATGGGATGAATACAAAGCAGCACTGACAAAGAAGGGATATACCATACATGAGCGAAAGGACGATGATGGTATTCTTCACGGATATGCTATCATGAAAGGAAAGACGAAATACAAAGCTTCCGATCTGAGTATTGGTAGAAACCTGATGGTTTCAAAACTTCCTGCCACTTGGGAGAAACTTCATTGTAGGTCAGATATTGCAGCGAACAACAAACCTAAAGACACTGATTCGAAACAGATTCAGAAGCCATCGGCATCCGCTGATTATACCAAATATAAGATCTACAATCCGAATACGGTTCCCTATACATTGAGTCACGAATGTCAGGAACATCGGTTCTACATTCCAGAAAAGGTACTCAACCATTTTAACGATGAATTTGATTATCGTTTCGTCTCCAATTCACAGAAGTTAACCGATATGGCAGTAGCAATATTTGTCGGATTGCTGGAAGTCCCCAATGCACCAACCGGAGGTGGCGGTGGTTCACAAAGCGAATTACCATGGAGAGATAAGGACGAGGATGATCTCTTATGGGCAAAAAGATGTGCCCGTGCTGCCATTCGTACCTTAGGAAAGAAACCGAAAACTGGATTAAAACGATGAGCTTATGAAAAAGAAATTTGATTTTACCGCTGAAATGAAGGAAGTGCAGGTTACCAAAAGTACTCCTCAAAATGAATATCTTGAAGAAGAAAAACGTCTGCTTGGTATAAACGTAAAAGAACTTGCCGAGTTGAATGACAATGTGTATGGATTGAGGACGGATCTTACCGCATTGGTAGATTTACTAGGAAAATACAAGTTGTCTATTACCCAGGATACGCAAGAACAGGCTGTAAAATTTGGCAATACCGTTCTTGGCCAGTTCATTGACCAAATTGAGATCAAATGCACTGAGACAGAACAGAGGATTGCTCAAATGGATAACCGTATTTCCCTATCACATAAGGCATTTTATATTTTGATTGTCATTCTAATAGCCCTATCCTCTTTCTTGTTCTGTATGATTGTGGCGAACGTAGAATTTTTGCATTCTTGGTTAATTTGGAGAATGGTTGCTGCATGTGGGTTTATTCTGATCTTGGGAATTACGATGGTGGTAGTGGTGATGATAATATGTAAAGATAAAAAATAAACACATGAGTTTCAACCGAAGAGATGATAATCGGTTGAAACTCTATTTTAATTCATTGATTATTCAAAACGTATTTGTTTGTAAGTTCTATTTCCCTAACGATTTGAACATTTTTGCGATACAACGTTTCTTTTGCTCCATATTGGGATGGACATAAAGATTAAGCGTTGTAGTAATATTAGAGTGTCCTAGTAATACACTAACAGTTTTATAGTCACAATTACTTTCTATACAACGTGTAGCAAAGCTATGGCGAAGGCCATGAAACTTTAATTTAGGAATATCTAGCTGATTCATGAACCGTTTATAATAATTACGGTATGTCCGAGGTTCTGTAGGAGAAATATCATTAGTAAGTACATAATAATCTGCATTAAGCACTTTCTTAAGAGGTTTAACTAAGGCCAAAAGTTCTTTACTCATAGGTATTTCTCGACAAGAGTTCTTTGTTTTTGGAGTATTAATAATAAGTTCTGTGTGCCTTTTTCCACCTTCAATTATATATATACGCTCTATAGTGCGTTGAACATTAATAGTTCCACTAATCTCATTGATATCACTCCAACGGAGAGCACATACTTCACCAATACGAAGTCCTGTAGTCAGACATATATAGATACCTAAATTACGAAACGTGAAATTTTGTCGAATGTAATCAAGTATTTTCTTATGATGAGCTATTGTCAGCACTTCTATATTATTATTTTTGCTAATTGTAGGATACTTAATATCCCATTCATAATAATTCATCCATTCATGTTTTACCCCGAACTTCATAACCATTTTAAGAACTATAAGTATGTCCTTGATTGATTTGACACTTAGCCCACTTTCCATTTTCTCAAAAACGAAATTTTGTACACTCTGTTCAGGAAGCGAGTCATTCTCTCCAAAAGCCGGGAGAATATGATTCTCTAAAATTAGTACGTATGCAGCCATTGTAGACTGCTTCACATAAGACCTTTTATAGTCTTTCCAAGCAATAGCAATTTCTTTAAGTTTCTTGTGATTCATAAATAATCGATATTAATTCATATAATTAGAGATATATAATATATAATGTTCCAAATCTGAGATTCCCAGAGTTTACGGGGGAATGGAAAAAGGAACGACTAGATGAAATAGCAGAATTATCTAAAGGAATAGGTATATCAAAAGAACAATTGTCTAGCAATGGAAATCCTTGTATACTTTACGGAGAGTTATACACAAAGTATAAATCAGAGATTATTAGTGAAGTAATAAGTAAAACTAACATTGAGAAAAATAAACTGAAACATAGTAAACAAAATGATGTAATTATACCATGTTCAGGTGAGACTGCTGTTGATATTGCTGTTGCTCGTTGTGTCCCATTTGATAATGTTTTATTAGGAGGTGACTTGAATATTATACGCTTGCATAAATATGATGGTGCTTTTATGGCATACCAACTGAACAGTAAGAGAAAAATAGAGATAGCAAAGTTGGCACAAGGAGTTTCTGTCGTACATTTATATGGTGAAAATTTGAAATCAATCAATACATATAATCCAAGTTTACAGGAGCAGCAGAAAATTGTAAGATTACTTTCTTTACTTGATGAACGAATCGCTACCCAAAACAAAATCATTGAGAAATATGAATCCTTAATTCAGGCAATATGCGAAACCTTAATAGAATCAGAACAGCATAAAGTCGAATTGTCATTTAATGATTTTGGTAAACCATATTCAGGTTTATCAGGTAAAAGTGCAGAAGATTTTGGTAATGGGTGGCCCTACATAACATATATGAATGTCTATCAGAATCAAATCATTGATATAACCGATGTTGGTTTAGTCAAAATCAATGAGACAGAGCAACAATCGGTTGTCCGCTATGGCGACATTCTTTTCACCTTGTCATCTGAAACACCGGATGAAGTTGGAATGGGTGCAGTGTATTTGGGAGATGCTTATCCTTTATACCTGAATAGTTTTTGTTTTGGTGTCCATATCACAGATGAAAGTAAGATTTTCCCTCCATTTTTAGCATACTATATTTCAACCAAATCATTTAGAAAGGCTGTTTTTCCATTGGCACAAGGCAGTACACGTTTCAATTTGCAAAAAAATGATTTTATGAAGAAAATCTTTCATTTTCCAACGGTGAAAAAACAAAGCGAGATATACTCAGTTCTCAAAGCTTATTC